CATGGTCGCCTTTCTTGCAAAGCGGACAAACTTCACCCACAGTACCGACTTGTGCGCCGCACTCGCACGGACGAAAGCCTGTTCTGATTCGCCGCTTGGCTTTGCAGGCACACAATATGCGGCTGTTTGGCAATTCTGTTTTACTCTCACCATCCACTTTACTCTCACCATCCACGGCTACGATAGCCTCGATGGTATCCAGGATACGTTGATCTCGATCCTGAGCGTGCTCCCCGGGCTGGCGAGGGGAGGCAAGAGCCTCCCTGATGCGGCCAATCCTATTATCCATTGAACCGCCTCGTTTCCTCACGCAACTCAGAGGCCATAGCCTCGATCTCGGAATAGTCCTTAGGAGCGGCTTTGAGATAGACTTTCTCATGCCGCTTGAAGATCAAGACCTGGTAGTCCGAAGGCCACGCCTTCTCGTCGCTCTTGGTGTAGACCATGTAGCAGTTCTGCTTGTACTCCCGCATGAAACACGCGCCTACCACCAGGTCCGAGAAGGGGACCAGACGCATGGTGTCATCCAGGCTACTCTGTACGGCTTGTTGCGGCGTGTGGGTGAGGATTTTACCGCCGTCTTGCTTAGGGACAGACTCCGCCCTCGGCTTAGCCGTTGTTGCCTTGGTCTCTTGACCTGGTAGGCCGGACATCTGTCCGCCTACGAAGTTGAACTCGTTTTGTTTCATGCTTTCTCCTCGGGGTGATCATGTAAGTCAAGGTCACTTACGAAGAACGCTGCTCCTCCCTCGTTCTTGACGAGGTACTTGCCATAATTGGCCGAAGCCCGCTGCCTGTCGCGTCCGATGACTGTGACCTTTTGCCAGCCATGGAACGGCATATAAACATACATTCCCTATACCTCCTAGAGATAGTGCCCCGGGTCGTGCCGCTTAGCGCGGTCATACTCCGGGGTCCTGAATTGAATGGCGATTACCCAGACGACCCAGGCCAGCAACGGGCCGAAGGCGATGGCCAGGAACTCTATCACGACGCCGTAGCCTCTGCGATGATCTCGGCCAGAGTGTCGGCCTCGTCTTCCGGGTTCTTGGTCTTGTCACCACGGGCCTTGGCTTTCTTCTCAGCCGTCTTCATCACGGGTTCCTCGGCGCGAATTGTTGCCGGGTGGCTGACGGCGACCTTGATCTCACACCCCATTCCGATAGCATCGGCATCGGACTTGAATACGTCCGCCGTGGTTCTCAGCATCTTTAGGGTTACAGGTGCCGCTTTCGCCGCGTCATAGGCCATCTTAGCCTCAGCCAGCCCTAAGTCTGTCGCAGCACGGATAGCCTTGATAGCCTTGATAGGTTCGGAGCAGCAGGTAGTCGTAGAGATGACGACCTCGACCTCTTCGGTCTCACCAACTTCGTCGTCGTCGCGGGCAATCTTGGACTTGACCAGGTAGTTGCGAAGCAGGCCCGAGATGTTGCTGTACTCGGCCTCCTTCGAGATGAACTCCTCCTTGTCTTCGACGGTCTCTTCCTCGGCATCCACGTCTTCAGCCATGAGCGCCACCATATCGGTATCGCCCAGGCTGTCCAGGATACCCTCGATGAGGAAGTCCTCGCTATCCACGCCCTCCGTAGAGGGGGCGATGATAGCGGCCAACTTTGCCTCTGCGATCTGACCCTCGGCCATGTCACGCAGTTTATTGAACAACTGTCCCTGCGTGAGGAAGGCGATGCGCTTATTGAACCAGCGCCCCACCACACCGGAGACAGGCTCATCAATGGGACCGCCGTTCTGATCCGCCACCTTCGGGGATGCAGTAAGCAGACCCAAGGCTTTGAGAGGCAGGGTAGTATTGCCCTGGATTGCTAACGAGATATCTCGAATCTCGTCCGACATGAACTCCTGCTCCCGATTGCTGTAGAGCATGGACGGGTAGAAGAACTCGTACGTGTCAGGGCATACGATGATGAATGGAGTGGTCATTTATTGTACCTCCGGCTTGTCGCTGACGACGGACATCTCTTCGTTGCGCCCACACTCCGGGCACTTCAGGAAGAAGCGGACTTTGTTGTTGAGATTGAGGGTGACTCGGTGGGACTTGGCCTGGTATACCAGCGCAGTCCAACCGAGCATGAACAACCAGACTAGGTCCATGAGTCGCGGCTCCTGGCCCAGAATACGCCCCCACACAAGGCAGAGGAAGACGACGATAGTCAGCACCTTCGCAAAGGCGCATTGAACCTCGTCGTCTTTCCAGTACACTAAGAATGCTTTCAGATATTTCATACCCCCGCTCCTTTCACAGCAAAGCCTTTGGGAATGTCAAGCCGTTCTTTCTGACGGCGTAGGATTCTATCCACCCCGAAGCCGTCCAGGTTGTCGTCGTCCATCAGGTCAGACGGGAAGGCCAGGAACCGTAGCCCCTGCGCCGGACCATCCACCACCTGCACCGCATACAGCGGACACAACCCGACCGTGATGGTGTGTCCGGGCTGGTGTTCGACTACCCGGACACGATGGGTGAACGGTTCGAGGAACGGCACCGCACCGATCTTCGAACTCACCGGGGCTGAGGGAAGACCGGGAATGATACTCGCCAGGAACTCCGGGCTGTTGTTCTTGGTGATGTACTCATCCCGTAACGTGGTACGCATGATGAGCCACAGTTCGTCGCCCACTTTGAAGCGGCGTTCGATGCCCGTGCCTGCTTCCCACAGAAAGCCCTTGGGGTGCAACTCAACGGGTCGCCCCATCATGTCCGTCATCAGGACGGTGGACATGGGATTGATTGGCTCGCGTTTGTCGCGTTCCGTACGAACAACCCCAATGCTCGGTACTACCCCGCCACGATCCCGAACCCGGAACACCCGGGATGATGACCCGCCATTCTTACTCGGAGTGGGGGTAGAGGAAGGGGTGGACGTGGCGGGCAAGCCCGCCATCGATCCACCCACGAAGTTCTGTTCGTTCTTCTCTTCTTTGTCTGTCATTGTTGTTTACCTCCGGCCTCTGACTTTGCTAGAGACCATACGTTTCAAGTGATGGCCGAGCACGGGACCAACCGTGTCGTCCGTCACCTTATCAGCAAAGCGATCCCCGACGTAGCGTTTTGCCACCCGAGCATCCACTCCGAGGGTCAGGACGACCATCTCGATCCCCTTACCCTTCATGTACTTGATGGCCTCGTCCGTACCGTGGTCGGTGAACTGCCCATCGGTGAGCACGATACACAGACGGCGGTCTACGTTCAAGTCCTTCATCTGGTTAGCGATCTGGATGAACGCATCGGCGTTCTCGGTCCCGCCGTCTACGTTGCCCGTAAGGTCCGTCATAATGTACTGCTTCTTCTCCTGTGACAGCGGCTCTTTGAAGCCCTTGACGACGGTGAAGTTGTCATCGAAACGGAAGATACCGAGTTTCACCTCACGGTACTTAGCGATGGCCTCGGTGAGTGCCACGCAAAGCCTCGTTGCGAACGTCCACTTGGCACCGTACTTGCCGCTGTTCTCGTGGCCTGATGACCACGGCTGATAGATGCGCTCGTAGTACGCGGCACGACGCCCTGACGACGCCTTACCCGGGACCTCAATGCGCTCGCCCAATCCACCGAAGGCTTCGGGGGCAGGACGCACGTCCTCTTCGAACGACTGCATCGAACCCGACGCATCCACCAACAGCGCCACCGCATAGGACAACTGCCCATGCTGATCCGGTTTCGAGTACACTCGGTCGCTGTCCGTGATCTCCGCACGGATGAGCGAACGGCTGTGCAACTTGCCGGACTTGTAGCCGGGTGACCGGGTAGCAATCTCGTTCTCGCGGAGATACTTACGGGTTTGCTTCACGATGGGGCCAATCATGTTCGAGGCCGACATACGAACCAGCGACCATGCAGGCCCTTGATACGGGGCCTTCTTCTTGGTGGTCGGGGGGCTAAAGCCAGCACCACCGCCGCCGTTGTTGAACGAGGACTCCGGTTCTCCCGGTGTGCCTTTATCGTACTCGTCTTGGAGTTCGGTGATTGGCGGGGGCCCGCCCTTGCCACCCTTGCCGTCGTCTTTGTCCTTACCGTCCTTACCATCGCCGTCGCCCTTGCCGTCGTCCTTGTCCGGTTTGTCCTTACTCTTACCGGAACCGGAACCACCGGAGCCAGAGCCTTCACCTTCTCCCTCGCCTTCGCCGTCACCGTCGCCGTCACCGTTCTTCGGTTGCTCGGGTGGCTCGTAGTATTCTTCGCGGAACTTGACGAACGAGGGAACCAGCGAGGAGAACCGTTCCATGAGTTGGTCAACCGATGATGCACGGCGCAGGTCTTGAACTGCGTCCACCGTGAGTTCATCCCACGGCATATCTTCCGGCAGGTCTTCGCCCGTGATTGCACCGGATACCAGGCCACGGACTGCGGTCTTGACGCGCTCCCAATATAGGGACTTACCGTCTGCCGTCAGCGACCCGGGAGGGGACACGTTCTTCAGCATCTCACGGTCTTTGTCCCATTGGTTCTTGCGCCACCCACCGTCCACGCGGGGCAGGTAGGTCTTGTCCAAGTTCTGGTACTCACCGCGCATGATGCTTTCCATGCGCTCGTCTTCAGCGGCTTCGATGATACTGAAGACGTTGCCCGGATGGATGGCCTTACCCGTCTTCGAGACCTTGTCTGCCGCAGTTGCTACCCGGCCACAATGTTGCTTGATGTTGTACCGGGACTGCGAGTTGTGAGCGTGGCCGATCTCATGGAAGATGAGACCGGGCGCGGCTTGCGGCGGCAGGTCGAGCAACTGCTGACGGTTGTACGTCAGGATGCCCTTCTTGTCACCCCTCGGCGGCTGATAGGTGAAGGCTTCACCCGGTCTCATTTCGATGTTGAGTTGCAGGCCGATCATCTCCGTGATGTTGGCCAGAGTTTCAACCGAGAGACGCTTCTCGGTGAAGAGATTGGCCGCTTCGAGCGACCGAGTTACTGAGTCCAGATCAGTACTTGCCACGATTGATTGCCTCCTTGATCTCCTGCTTCTGCGATTCGGTCAGCGGGTTAATCTTAACCGCGCCCTGTGCTTTGGCAGCGGCAAGCGCACAGGTTATACAGATGATAACCGTATCGTTCGGGGAGGTGGCCTGAATCTCCCGGGAAGAAGGGGCAACCATAACAGGTGCCCCACACTCACTACAGGAGTCCGGGGCTGCCCCCGGGATATTTGCTACCGGACCACAGACGATTGCTTGGTTAGCCATTAGAAGCGGGTCCCGACGAGAGCAGTAACAGCGTCGGTTTCCGCCTTGTCGCCCAGGTTGGCGACGGTGTTGATCACGCAGATTTCGACAGCGCGCTTCACGCTGAACTCCATCTCCGTGATGAGTTTGCTGATCTTGACCAGATCACGGGTGGACACGGAGTACACGATGTTCTCCGGGTCTTTCTTCTTCCGAGCCCGGACTTCCGAAGCGAACCGGACCAGGTTCTTGATGACGTTCTTGTCGAGCGTCGGGAAGTTCGAGGCGAGAATCTTGGCCTCTTTCGCCTCGTCCGGGTAGTCCACGTTGAACACGTAGGGCCGCCCCAACTGCGCCAGGTTGAGTTCGTTCGTTCCGGCGTAGGAGGTCGGGTTCATCGTGCCCACCCAGCGGAAGTTCTTGTGGCGCGGGATGACCTCGCCGTTGTTGTTGGTGAGTACCAGGTCAGCCCCGGCCTCGTTGATCATCTGGTACACCATCAGCGGGCCCGCTTTGAGGGCATTGATTTCGTCTGCCAGATAGATGAGGCCGTCACGTACTGCACGGGCCAGCGGGCCGTACTCGTACCCGATGGAGCCGTCCGCACGTTTCACCATCTTGCCGAGGATGTCTTCCACTTCGGTGTGCGCGTCGTGACCCATACGGATGACGCCCCATCCGAGTTCTTCGCCGTAGTGATAGACTTCGGCAGTCTTACCGACGCCAGCCTCACCGACGAACAGCAAGGGAATCTCCCCTGCCGCGAAGATGCGGGCTCGTTCCGCCATCTCATCGGAGCCGTCAATGTACTTGAACTTGAGTTTCGGGGACAGCACATGGGGCGGTACCATTCGCTCCAGACCGAAGAAGTGGTCCTTATCGGTCTTGAACTTACCTGCCGTGGCGACGGTCGCGGTCTTGCCGCTACCCGTACTGCTCGCCGTGGATACGGAACTGTCCGCCTTGGCGATGGTTTCGGACAGCGCCTGTTTGAAGGCGTTGACCGCGCTCGATACGATGGTGGCCTTGTTGTTCTTCACCATCTCCGGCGTATATCCAGCGGCCTTCATAATCGCCACCCAACGCTCTTGGACTGCGGCGATCTGAGCGGGGCCCAGACTCTTGCTGGACATGGCCTTGATGTAGGGTTCGGGGAAGTACCACTTCTCGCCACCTACCTCGATGGTTACGAGAGTGTTTCCTGCGGTTCTGCTCATTAAGTTGGGTCCTCCATGTAGTTAAGTGTTAGTAAACAGCGAATGGGGCCAGCCAGCCCCTGAGCGTCCGTACTACCAAAGTAGGTTAGCACGTTCCTTCCTCTTGCGTCAATCACCCCCTTTCATAGCCGTGGCTACGATACTGTCAAGTTCGTCGCAGTACTCGCCATCGGCTTCGTCCTCTGATTCGCACTTGTGGGCACAGAGAACTGCTTGGGTTGAGAATACCGTATTGCACGAGAAGCAGTAGGGGTGTGTGGATTGTAAGTGGGTGTCTCTGTCCTCTCTAGTTGTAAATGTCACGTAGCCACCGGAGCCGTTGACCGTGCATACTGCACAGATCAGTGAGGGGTCCGGTGGCAGTTTATCCTCAGTAGCCTCTTCCGCATCAGGGTCGCCATATTCGAGTACCGACCACCCGTCGCCGGACAGAATATCCCGGACGGCATCCAACAAGTCCGAAGCCCGGTACCAAGTAGTCTGATAAGGAGGGTGGCCGTCTACGTCCTTCTGAACGGCCTCGACCAACTTAGTCAGTTGCGCCACCATCCACTCTTTTGTGATCTCCGGCTCTGCAGGGATAGACCCGATAATCTCTTCTACCAGGTCAGGCTCGGCTTCACCGAGAGCCTCTTGGGCTTCGGTGGTGAACGCCACGGTCGCGTCTTCACCCTCCTTACTCGCTGAGAAGTGCCGCTTGTAGTGCTCACTCCCGTCCGGCTTACGCAGGCCGAGTTTCACCGCGCGAATCTTAACCGCGTTCTCGGTGCGGGCAAACATCTTTGCCACCACCGGGATAGCGGCTTCACCCATCGAAGCATACTGACCACGCAGGCTAGAATCCTCGGAAGGGGTCCAGGCTCTAAAGCCCTTCTTCGTGAATCCCATGACTAATTCTCCTCTCGTCGTGCTTCTTGTATGGCTTGTTCGACAGCATCGTCGAACACGTCACCGACATTCTCCATAACCTCACGCACTACCCGGTCAAAGTGCGTTCCAGGAATGCCGTGCGCCTCAAGAGTATACCCCTCGGAAACCTTCGAGGAAAGCAGTCTGTCGTAGACGCCGTCTGCCTGCTCTTTGAACGGGCCGCCATAATAGACCTTGCGATTCCGGTGAAGACGGTTCGGCTCTAAACTGCCGCGTCTGCCCCACTCCCCGACGACCTGCTCATGGGAGGGTGGGAACGACCATTGAGTGATGCGGTACTCCTTATCATGCTTCCCCTCGGTGAAGTACAGCATGACCTCGCGGACCTTGCCCATGCTACGTGTCCCCCGTTTGGTCGTTTGCGCGGCGTTTGGGTGTGGAAATATCGCCCGTGCTAGAGGGCAGACTGTCCCCTCCGCTAGGCGGCTTACGAAGATTGATAAAACTCTGGAGCATATTTAGTTCGGCGCTGGCCATGCACCGTATCTTGGCGGCAAAGAAATCCCACGTTTCTTTATCCACCGTCCCATCCCTCGCTCCGGCTGTCATTTCCACACCACCATACACAGACAGACCATGATGAACAACACGAGCAGGGCTATGGATTCATGGCCCGGTGTGTCCGTGCTGTCCTGGTACTCTTCCCATTCGTCAGTCGGTTTCATTCAGCGCCTCCTCAATGGCAGCATCCGAGGCCGCTTCACGGACCTCGGCTTCGAGTACAGCATCGGCTACGACCGATTCGATCTTCTCTTCAGGGATAGGCGGGTGGCCTCGGTACGAGCACTCGTGGCAGATGGCCACCAACTTCTGTGCGGGTACCTCCCAATGCCACACAGTATGACGATACCAAAGTGAGGCATTACACCAAGCACAGTCAGGCTGTGTGAGCAACGGCTTAGTGTCCAGTACGATCTCCCATCCGTCCCGGCGCTGATTCAGTTTGAGCAACTGAGCCTCACGCTTCTCGTAAGTGATAGCGTTCATGGCCTGACCACGGTTCGAGTGAACCTTGAACACCGGACTACGCATCGGGATATTCGTAGCCCACTCAGGCATCGCTACCTGTTTGCCTCGGGTCTTGCCGGGTGTACTACCAGGCAAGCCAGGTGGTGGTGGCGGAAGTTTGTAACTCACGCTTTCCTCGCTTTCAGATAGCCACGTTGTTCCCACTTGACTCTGGCAGTATGGTAGGCGATGACCATACTCGAACCGTTGGCCTTGGCCCGATTCGCTTTGGCGTTGCAGAGTCCGAACAGTCGGGCTCTGCGATGCTCAATGTTCACGCCACCGCACACTTGTTGACGAAGGCCTCGGGAACGTCCGACCCTGGTGGCATGACCCGGTAGTACGTATGCCACACCAGATCACCGTTGTGGTGAAGCGTGGTGCCAACGAACGTCCACAGACCAGAAGGTACCGCGTGACCTGTGGCGACGATAAGGAACTCCAGGATACGTTCGTTCGCCTCGACCTTCTGCGTGGGCTCAACCTCGATGTAGACTACGAGATTGTTATGCTGGCTGGCCACGCTGAGGACACGGGCCCCTGGCCCGACAGCAATGCGGTCCTGTATGATCTCGGTGAATCCCTTGCTCAGGTCGAGCAGCGTGAACTTGTGAACGGTTCTCATTCGTCGTCCTCAGGGTCCTCAGGCTCAGACTCGGTGTCATTGGCCAACTTACGCAACTTCGTAGCGAACCACGTAAGCGTCTTATTGCGCTGTTCACGAACGGCCCTGTCGGTGTCATTGATGGTACCGTCTGCACCGCATCGCATCCCCTCGCACTCCTCGGCCAAATCCAGGAGCGGCGTCTTCTCCATCAGGTCGTCGCCTTCGCCACCCGGCTTGAACGTGGTGATCCGAATCTCGACGCACTCAATGTCCTTGGCCGGGTAGGAAGCGAGGCATCTCTCGATGAGTTCCTCGGCCTTCTCGTAGGCCTCAGTCCAGGTAGCGGGCGGCGTGTAGCCGTCAGCGGTACCGGGCCACATCCCGACCGACATACGTGCCGCGTTCATCGGGTCCCCCTTGACCTGGAAGGTGGCCTTAACGTAGAACGTCCCCGGTTGTTTGCTGTTGCTGTACTTCAGCGTTTTTCTGAGATAGTGCTTACCCATTCGGGTCCTTCTCAGAAGTGACGGTGACGGCCATGATGGACGGTTCCACCCCCCATGCCCGGTTGACCAGGCGATTGAAACTCTTGCTCGCATGGCCCGGCCGCACTTGAGTAACGCCGTGGTTATCGGTCTCGTCGCCCTCTTCGGGGTCGGGACCAAACTCGACTACGGCGAAGAAGGGCAGGCCGTTGTCCTCGCACAGTTTCGCCAAACGCAGCAACTCCGGGGCGATCTTCTCGTCGTAGAACTGCTCGGCGTTCTCGCAATAGGTACTCATTTCCCCTCCACTTCTGCGGCGATAGATTCTTCCAGAGCCTTATCGTTCTGGTGGATACGCTCGATGATGGGCTGGATGATCTTCCAGTCCTCACGGTGCATCAAACGGCACCGCCCGAAGCACGGGAGGCCGTTGATAGCCGTAGCCATCGGGGCATCCATGTCCAGGTAGGCAAAGATGAACGCGAGATTCTCTCGCAGTTCATCGGGGTGGAACGGGTCCAGTCCCCCGAACATGATGGGCATGAAGTGCAAGCCTACATCCTCGGCCCGCATCATGTCGCTGTGGTACACTTGGTTCGCCTTGTACTTGTTGACGAACTCCAGAATCTCGGCCTTGTCCATGCGGCGAAGCGGCGGACATGATGCACGGTCACGCTTCTCAACCGGGATGGGGGCGAACTCCCCCTCCTTGACTCGTTCGGTGCCCTGGTAGAAACCACGGCCCTTACGCGGCGAACTATCGCTCAAGTTCGCGGCCTTCGTGGTGGGCTGTTGCTGTGTCACGCCGGATACATCCCCTCCGACGAAGTTGTTCTCGTTAGGCATTTGCCAGGTACTCCCATTCTTCGGTGTCAAGGTTGTGATAGATGACGTAGCCGTCGTTCCAGAGCGTGAGGTACCCGTTCTGCGACAGGTTGCGCTCATAGTCCGAGACCGCCGCTTCTAGCGCGGCAGAGCGGTCCTCCGGGTTGTACTGTTCAACCTGCGGATTCACGTCCAGAAGGTCGCAGGCATCCTGGACGAACATCTCATTCAGTTCCTCCACGGTACGATTGGCCGAACCTTCTCGGATTCGGACAATCTTTGCCTCACACCGGGTATCCAGGTCAGACATTACAGGTACTCCTTACGGGGGATCAATTCGTATCCCCCAAGCGTTGAGCAAACAGCGTGGCCGTCGCGGTCCTCCCAAACGGCCTCCAACGTGCCGTAGTCCACACCCATTTGAGTGAACCGTACTACGGCATCCATCGGGATAGGCCTTCCGAGCAACTCCTTCATGAGGGTTGCAACCGTTAGGGACTCATGCCACTTACGCTCACGGGGCTCAACGTGGCCATACAGCAGAACTGCCGATGCCTGGTGAACCAGATGCGAGGCAGGTACTCCTGGAAACCCGATGGTCACCCCGGAATGGACACAGGAGCAGATTAACCGCACCTCCCGATCCGTATGGATGACACGAGCGTTACGGTGCTCCTCCCCGTTACGGTCGGTGTATATAACGTCGTCGTGCTGCGGCGTTTGGGTGTTCTTTTTACCGCTGTCTGCATCACCTATTCCACCCTCGGCTATGCCGTGAGCGATGACTGCTGATGTAAAGGCACCGATAGCCCGGTGTACTGTACCCATAGGTACTCCTTCTCAAGCCGTAATGATTGGCTTGCTCAATGAGGCCCCGAGTGATGTGACGTGGTAGTTAGGCGTGAATCCGAATAGACTGTCGCCGCATGAACGTACCCTTGTGCTTGATCACCTCGGCTATCTTACAGCCGGGATGCTTACGCTCAAGCATCGCCTTACAATGTGATGCACTAACCATGATGATGCCGTTGAACGCACCGTACATCTTCTTGCTCATGGGACCTCCTATGATTAAACATGGGACCTCATTGAGTAAGCCAACCCGTTAGGTTGACATACGTTGAGTTCAGACTAGTCGGATAGACTGGCCGCTCCGGCAACACTTGAGCCAAGTCGCTTACCCTACCCAACAATGCTCTGATAGCATGGCCAATGGATAGGCCGGGTAGTGCTTACATGGGTCATCTCAAGCGCGTCCCTTGCACGGTAGCCACAGCCCCCATGTCACCATGGATGCCGCGTCCCCTTGACGCCCTCTCAACGTAGTGGATCATCCGACGCATCACGGGTCGCCGTGATCGTATCGGAGCCACCCCAAACATCTAGCAGGGACTAGCCTAAGCCTGACCGGGTATCACACCGCGCAGTCAGGTCTATGGGACCTCCCCGCAACTTGCGAGGGGGTCCTCAATGTCACGTTTTTACGTAACGGGTCGGCGCATCACCGCCCTTTTGCTAGTTTCCTAGATGCCTGTATTCAGTTTTGACAATCGTCGTATGTCTGTGGGCTGTGACGGCCAACTGCCATCTCCCACGGATACTGACACACACTCGAACCCTCCGACCCGTAAGCCGGAGGGCTCTGATTTATGTCAGGCTGACCCAGAAAGTCTTGGTCGTGAACCCGAAAATGGGGTCGCGGCCAAGCCCAACCAAGTGTTTGTCCTTGGTCAGGTACAACCCGCTGTGGTCCTTGACCCCTGCCTTGCAGGTATCCGGGTCACCACAGGAGTTGAACACCAAAGAGAGGCCTTCTGCCAGCCCCTCCATGTGGTCCCATGAGTGTGGAACGTCCTGACGGTGACGCTCCGCTATCTCGTCCAACTCACTCCTAACCACGGCGACCGTCGCGGTGGTCACGGAGCGAAAACTTGCGGCGACGTGGCCGCTTGGCCTTATCCCGCTTATTGCGAGGGCGACTATCTAGCAAGCCGTCCTGGTAGTCATCGTGCATATACTGCCCTTTCTCGACAGGATGCAGAGTAACAAAAAGCCCCACGGACACCAACTGTCCGCAGGGTATGAAAAAGCCCCCGACCCCCGAAGGGGCCGAGGGCGTCCTGGCTATCTCTGAGCCCGGACTACTTGGTCGCGGCCATCTTGTCACCGATCATCTTGGCGACTTGAGCCTTGGTGAACCCCAGGTCCAGGAGGTCCTTCGCCTCATCGGCAAGTGACTTCGTGGCTACGGTCTGAGCCGTCTTGGTTTGAGCCTTGCCGGAACCAGCGGCAGGCTTGTAGTTCTCGACGTTGCTCTTGACTTCGTGAGCAACTTGCTTCGAAGCCTCGGTGAGCGGTGCCTTGTAGCACTTCAGGTCCCAATCGAACCGGAACCCGTTACCGCGAAGCACGTCCTTGACGGCTTTCGGCAAGTACCCATCGGGGAGAACGAACTGGTAATCCTTACCCAGGACTTTGTCAGTAGCAAGGGTAACGTTCTTCGCAAAGGCCATGATAAACTATCTCCCGGTATCTCTCGGTGTACCGTGAACCGTGGGGCGAACTGCCCAGCATCAGCATGCCACGTTAACGCTAATGGACGGGTACGACAAAAGTCACAAGGCACGACCAGAATGGGTCGTGACGTGCAAAAAGATACGATGAAATAAGGCTGTTTTTGAATTGTCAAGATTGTGTAAAGACGAATTGGATGGTGGGTATTGGCCTGGTAGTTTCGAGGATTGGACTGTTAGGCGTGCCTTATTGTAAAGAGTCTTTACACTTTGTCGGGCAAAGTCCGGGTAGTTAAGCCTTGTCCGGGTAGTGCGAACGCTGGTATCCTAGCGTAGCGGCACCTAGATTGGGTTGTGAGGCTGTTCCTGCCTGACCAGAGTCCCAGATACTCTAAAACGTTGACGGAGGCCTTAGAGAGGCTTAAAACGCGTTAATTTGCGAAACGCCTGGGTCCGTGGAAGGTTGACCTGGTACTCGGATACCAGGACAAATGCAGAAAAATGGCGTTTTTTGCACGTTATAGTTACCGGGGGGCACGTTGCGGACTCAACCCCCCCAACACCCAACCTTAAGGCGCACCAAGGGATACCCCACAGGCGATCCTGGGTACTACCAGGTCATTGAGAGTGAGGGCGGCGTCAGTCCTGGGATCAGTCTATCAGTCAGTCTGGGGTCAGTAGGGGGGGGCTAGTTGAGCAGGCAGGGGGACCCTATTGACTTTTACTACCTATAAGGGTAGGATAGGGTGGTCATGGAGGGCCCGAAGAAGATGATGAAGATGAAGACCCCCAAGCGGGTCGAGGCCGAGGCGAAACTGGAGGCCTGGGAGATATATAAGAACGCCGTTGCCTTCTATAAAGAGGACCTCCTGAAGAAGAAGGAGGAACTGCAGGCCTCAGCAGAGGCGATGGCGATAGGGAAGCACCTCATTGGGGAGGACCCGCCTTTCCCCGTAGGGGCTTTTAAGCCCGTCGAACCTTTTAAGGTCGGGGAGTTGGTGCGCTTTCGCCGCGCCCCGGGGGAGTCCATGGTGATTAGCGCGGTGGAAGGGCGGTACTATGAGGTGCAGAACCTCTATGACCCCAACCAGCGTCAGGCCGCACGGCATGAGGACCTGGAGTACGACCCGAAGGGGTTCTTCATCGGGGAGCAGGTCATCGTCGGGGCGGATACGTCCTTTCCTCAGGAGGGTATCTTCAAAGGGTATTCTACTGTGGAGCATACCCAGGTCTATGCCCGGGTCTATATCGTAAGCCCCGTCAACCCGCATCATGTGCTGGTGCCTGTGTCGGAACTGCGCTTGTTAAAGCCGCGCTCGTCGTGGCTGGGGCCGACCGACTACACCATGACCGGGAGGCCCTCGGAGAGCCTGAAGGCCGCTGTATCAGCCGCTGTGCAGGGCATCCCCATCGACCTCATTGATGAGATTCTGACGGAGTTAGTAAAATGAGCGACCTCACCAACGGAGCCGGGGGGCCCACGAATAAGCAGTTGGGGATACTACCTGGACAGCGCATCCTTTGGTGGAAGTACGATGATGCCAACGACTTCGTACCCATGGCCGGGGTCTACGTGAAGGAGAGCGATGCGTTTACCGACGCCTGTTACGTGGATTTGGATGAGGGGAACCCCTATGGAAAGGGCCTCCTCCACGTTTGGTGCTCTCACGTCGAACTGCACCCCGAGGAACTGGAGAAGATGGCCGCCTTGGCCATCGCGGAGGGCAAGGCCACCCGCCAGGTTGAGGCCTCGCTGGAGGGGGCTACGGTCGAGGGGCTCCTGTCAGCGATCATCGCGAGTCTAGAGGAGGACTAATTTTGGGAGCCCTTGCACACCCCTACCCTTTATGGTAGTATGCGAGGTATGACAATAGCATTATGGATAGTAGGTGGATTGGTCGTCTTTACCATACTACTTGGTTGGAGCGGGGCCTGGACTTCGGAGTTCCTGCAGGACGAACTGCAGAACACCCCCGGCGAGGCGTGGCCTGAGGCCAAAGGCTTCCGCGATACTATGACCGAGATTCGGACGATCTTCAGTCGGTCATGAGCGACCTCCTCGTCCCTGAACAATGGGAGATTCACTTCCGGGTGGGCTACCCGCTCGGGGCGACGGTGCAGCCCGCCCCGTGCGGTCACTACCTGGTCATCCCGATCACCGACTTCCTGTATTCTGACGGCGATGACCCGTACGAGGTCGTGCATTTCTGTCTGGGTGGGAACTACGGGCCGTGTGCTTACGTCTACGTACTCACCCCCACGGAGGTAACCATGACCACTACTCCGCAAGGGGCCCTGAACTCGGTCATCATCAAAGGGTACTACACCTACGACGACCCGCTCGACGCGGCCCTCGAAGGAGTTTGACATGGCACTACCGAATATGGTAGTATAGATCATGCGCTTGTGGTGGAATTGGCAGACACGGCGACCTGATTGAGGGTCGAGAATTGCGGGTTCGAATCCCGCCAAGTGAAAAAGCGACTATGGAGGTGGCGTCCCATAGTGCTTCACACAGCCCTGGCTAGGGCAGTCGCCGCCTGCTATAGTAGGCCATGCGATGTAAGTCCGCCCCGTTCTCACAGACGTGCTGTGAGCGTAAGCCGAGGGGGGCGTAACACCCCTCGAACAGTATGATAGGGGGCTGGTCCCGACTTCCACAAAGACGGTTAGGTTTTACCGAAGCCGCCTCGGGGCTCTTGAATTAGATTTTCAAGCCTGGACACGGATGTCCGGGCTTTTACCACAGGAGGTAAGAATGGGAGAGCAAGTTAAGCCGGATGGGATGACGATGTTCCATAACCCGGTAGTCACCATACCTGAAGCAGAGTACGAGCAACTGAAGGCCATCAAAGAGCGGGCCGAAGGCTTAGCCACGTCCATGTCTGTGAACTCCGAGGATTGTAAGACCAAGCGTCGTCTTGGGCACTACGTTCTGACGGGCGACCTGACTTACGATGAGTGTTGACGGAGGAGGGACGTGGTTCGATAGCCGACCCTTCAAGTCGGCTCCCTCACCCTCAGAGATTAACACGGGTCTGGGTAGGCCACCATCGTTCAAGCACGACCCATATACAACCCTGTGGAACGGTAACCCTGATCCAATCTACGGGCCTGGTAGTTCGCCGCCTCCTACCGTCAAGATTGAAATCATCCCTCCTCGCATCCGGCCTATCAACCCCGAGGAGTTATCCCCCGGGCCTGACGTGTCGGCCCTGGACGAGGCCATCCAGCAGATTGAGTTGGAAGAACTCATAGACGAAGTTCTCGGGGAAGATTGACAGCCACTACCAACTTTGGTAGTATCAACGGGTGAAGACCCTCCTAACCCTAGTCGTAGTGGCGACCCTGCTGATGCTCTCGGCACGGGTCGCTTATGCTTTCAGGGTTTCTCGTACTCACGGGCTCGGTCTTCTCTATCACAACTGCCCCCGGGATTGCCAGCGCGACCCGGACCTCACGGTCACAAACAATAGTGACAAGGAAGTCTATCTGAAGATCAACGGCCACGCCGTTCGGCTCAGACCCCATCAAGATATGGAGATTCAACTTTGACCGAAGAACCGGATCGGATGATGTGCGAGATGTGCGGCGAACAGCCGTGCCGCCGCTCTGATCAAGAATACCGCGAGTCCCATCCCGACGACCCCTGGATGGTGTTGTGCGACGAGTGCGACACGAAATGCAAAGGCAAGGTCCCGGCCCGTAAAGGGTTCGGGGTGAAGGAAGAGTTCGGGCCGAAGGCCACGGACGCCCGCCTTGAGTACTTCGTCTACGAACTCAAACTGGATACTGCCGTGTACCTGCGGCTGGAGAAGAAGAAGGTCCCGGCCCCCTACGATTGGGTGAACGCCCTCTCTGACGAGTCCATTCGATGCCTCGCCAAAGAGTGCGCCGAGATCAAGACGACCTACGGGCCACGCATCTACAGCCGTCGTGGCTACCAGGCCAGCAAGGACGCCATCAACCGTTACAAGACTATTTGCGGAACCTACGCCGCCATGGCGTCGGTCGGGCAGTTCATTGGACACAAGCCGGAAAGCGTCAAGGAGGACGCCGTAGATGCAAGTCAAGCCTAAGTTCTTCGCCTTCTCAGATATCCGGGTGGACCCCACGACCTGCCGGGTCTGTGCCACCCCGACCACCCGGGCGATGCAAGTAACCTTCATTCGGGAGGTCCCTTCCAGCGAAATGTACGCAGACCTGGAGATTCCATCGGTAAAGTTTGACATTCCGCTGTGCGAAGATGACTTCTCCATGGATATCGCCCGCCAATGCGCGGTAGAACAGGTGCAAAACGATGCAAAATGATAGCAAAACGGCTGTAAAGTTCTCGTTTGAGGACTTTAACCAGGCCGTCCGCAAGGTTCGAGAACGGATGGCCCCCAAGGTCACAACCCCGACCTCGGACATGGACTACCTGGTCAGCCTGATGGATACGGGACTCTCTCTGGAGACTCCCGAGGCGAAGGACGTGATCATCGCGCTCTTGGCCATCGAAGCGGCCAAGGCGGCACACACCATCGCAGACATGACCCTCTACTTCTCAGTCATTCGGGATGAGGTAGGTTCCAGGTCGGTGTATGACCAGGACTATCAGTCCATGTTGTCCTTCCTGGAGATGATCGCAGGCCGTGCCGCCCTGTCTCGGGAGAGCAAGGGATCAGCCCTGAGGCGGCTTGTGGAAGTCACCTTGAAGAAGCACTTTAAGGAGGAAGGCAGTGGAGCAGTTGAGCCTGATCACGGTCCCCCCTCCGACGAGTGAGGTTTCCTACCGGGCCAGATACGAGAAAGCCAAACTTACCCCGTGGGACAAGTGTCCCGAGTGTGGTAAGCATCGCCTCCTCGGGTCCTGGTGTAAGAACATCTTCCACTCCTTGAAGGCCTACCAATGATGACAGAAGATACATTTGACGCGCTGAAGCCGTTTCCAGACGGACGGTTTTGGTATGACGTTCCGCCCGCCGAGGCAATCAAACTGTACCCAGAAGGCATACCGAAAGAGTGTGCGCCATTGAACGACGACGGTGAGCCGTGCCCGTGGCCCTACGACCCCGAGCAGTTAGGCGGCGCACCGATGGGGCAGTATCATTGTCCGTATTGCGGACTAATGAGCCTTGCGGGCGTGAAGCACTTGGACGCGAGGGTGCTGTCGTGAATGAGAGCAAAGCGACGATGCGTGACCCGAAGCGAATTGACGCTGTACTTGCCAAGGTGCGCGAGGTGTGGGAACGCTACCCGGATATGCGGCTGTCGCAGTTAATCGTTAACGCTTGCCGCACGAACGAAGCGGTCCCCGGCGTGTTCTACACCGAGGACAGCAAGTTACAGGAGGGATTAGAGTGGCTACTGAGCCTCGGCAAAGCATAACCTCATTTTGTTGCCCGTGCGGAGCCGCTACTGTCGTCGTGCAAAAACAAACGGTTCCAGGTCATTGGGCACCCGTGCGCGTTTGCTCGAATCCTACTACTACAGGATGCTGGCGATGAAGGACGATCAATGTCTGTAATCCCACCTGGGTACTCCTGGCGGGTGTGCCGGGTCTGTAAGAAGCCCTTCGCCGCGAAGCGACGAGATGCTCAGACCTGTGGACCAACCTGCCGCTGGAGGAAGTCCTATTCCTTCTACTTCCGAACTGGACGGAGGTACAACCCAACAAAGAATCTCCCTTGGTACCAGGCCAAGAAACTATCTGATGGGAATGATACATAATATGAATGAGAAGAAAACCGACCAACCCAACCCCTCTGGCCTGGTAGTTGCACCAATTCCGCAAGGACCCGTAGATGGCAAACTGGAGTGCCCGTTCTGTAATAAGCAGATTGAAGACGCTCGTTCTTCGGACGGCGTCACGTATCACAAGTGTGAGGCTGACTCAGGTGAGAAAGTCGCCATGCTCAACGGCCACGCCATCAAAGGCCTGTCCGCCTACCACAAAGCCAATGTACCCCGAGGTGCTAGTCAGTAGCATCAAGCCCTACATCGCTCGGGGGTGGATTGTCGTAGACAAGACCCCTCGCGGGTACTTGCTCAAGACCCCTACCGAAAACGGGTGGTCCTTCGTCCACACCGTTATATCAGAAGCAGCAATAGAATTAGGAGAATTATGTTTACAATAAATCATCAAGAACCCCCAAAGAGTGAGGGGCTATGGCAAGTAGAATGGGTTCACTGTAACTTTGAACGTATGGAAGTAACCTTCGGCCCAGCATCTAGTAATGGGTCCCAGAAGATAACTTCTGGCCTAGTATACGTTATGAATGAGAACGGTAAAACCGTTGCCAAATACGACCTGAGTTATAATAAAGGCAAAATTAAATAGCAGGTGTGCAGGGCGTCACCCCCAGAGAGAATCTGGTAGGGGACGTAGAGGCTGCGTAGATCGATCCGCGTCTCGTGCCTGTGCTTTCCCGCCCTCTTTTCTCCCGATTGGGTGGGCCGCTCAATGAGGCTCGCGGTTATGAGCCTCTGCCCTTTTCAGGCTGTGTCACGGTAGCCAAGACCTGACCGCAGTTAAATGGCTAAGCCTCTGCTCTTGAGCAGAGGTGTGCCTGGCTGGTCTGCGATATCAAAGACTGAGCATAATTCAATCGTCAGCCACCCAGGGGCCCGCAAATCCCCGGCAGGGTGGCTTCTTTATATCCCAAGAAAGGTAAGAATGGACTGTGTACGACCCCGAGAAAGAACTGCTCTGCTCGTTCTGTGTGAAGATCGTGCCGAAGCCGCACGACTGTGAGGTTTCGAAGCGCATGGCTGAGAACCCCATCGAACTCGATGCAACGTACATCTACTCGGACGCTATACCCACGCGCTCGATGTCCATTCGCAAGTAGCGATGGCCCAATGTCTCGAATGTATAGCCGAGACCGGGTCGTCCAAAGAGTTTAAGACACTCGTAACTCACCTCCCGAAGCACGTCCTCTCTGTTGAGGACTACCGGGCCAAGTATGGTGAGGATGTCGAGGTCGGCTACGTCATCGCCCCGAAGACGAAGACCGTAGCCTCACCGCCTCCTACGGCGGACGACATTCTCAACGCATTGGAGATGCCAGTACTCGACCCGAACGAGGTCGTTACGACTTCCCTCGATGCTTCAGAGAAGAAGTTCTTTGAACAGCGGTATGCCTTTCTCATGCGGTCTGCCGAAGACGACCGCGCCCTCGAAAGCCAGATTCGTGACATCGTCATGGGTGAGATTACCCTCATGCGGTATCAGAAGGAACTGGCCAAGATCACCGGGTCCCTCGGGACTTCGGCTGGTCTGAAGAGGCTTCCTGATGCCAAGGCCATCCAGACGCTCATCAAAGAGTTACGGACTCAGAACCTGGCTGATATCAAATCTCTCAACCTGACTCGTGAGCAGAAACAGGCTCAGCGTAAGTCAGTTGAGACTACCCCGTCACGCCTACTCTCTCGGTACGCGCAGTTTATAGCCGCGCTGACACCGGAGCAACTCGCCCGCCAACGCGAGGACGAGTTAGAGGCGGCGGCCCGATTCCAAGTAAATTTACGCAGACTCCTCGACCTGGTACCACAAGATGCTATCCTTGCCGAGGAGAGCGTGGGAGAGGACGACGAGGACGAGGATGCTGAGTAGCACTCACTTCTGGATTCCACGTATCACCCTGCCTCCTGGTATCAATGTCCCTGAGGTCATGGTGCCGGACGTGGTGGATGCCGCCAAGGACGATATCCTGGTGGCCGATGCGATCTTCCTCCCGAACTCAGGTGAACTCTTCCCGTTTCAACGGGTAACCATGAAGGGCCTCGCGGATCACAAGGTCTGCTTCATTCAGGGCTGTCGTGGTAGTTCTAAATCCTGGGTCGTTGCTCGCTACCTCTTAGTCGAGGCGCTTCGCAACAAGATCAAGATTGTCTGTACGGGACCGACCTTCCGTCAGGCCATGATCCCCTTCCAGTACATCCTGGAGTTCATCGAAGAAAACTCAGGTACGGAACTGGCCTGCGACCTCGGTCGTGAGATTGAATCAATCACGACGGGTGGCTCTAAGGGTGAGGCAGTCATCAAGTTCCGCAACGGGTCAGTCATCAAGGCTCTCCCGATGGGTAACGGTGCTCGACTGCGTGGTGAACGCGCCGACATCCTGGTCTGTGATGAGTTCTTTCTCATGGAGAAGACGATGTATAAATCTCACATCGTCCCCTTCCTACTCGGTCACAAGCCCCTGACTTCCATCGGGCCGAAGTTGATTATGTCAACCTCGGCTGAGTACGAAGACTCGTATGCCTACAACGTCTTTACCCGGATGGTACTGCCGAACATCGAGCGCGAGAACAGGCTCGTGGCGGCGGACCCGGACTACCAGCGCAAGTATATAGCGTTCGACTGGAACATCCTGGACCTGAAGGCCCAGCGGCTCCCGAACGGTACGGTTTACAAGATCGACCGCGACGTGATGTCCATCCTCCTTGAGGGTGCTGACGAGAACGAGAGGCAGCAGGTTCTCTTCAACCGTTGGATTGGGTTGAGCGGGCAGTTCATGCCCACCAACCTCATCGAGAAGATGCAGCGCAAGGACATCAAGATTGAGCACGAGGCTCAGCCCGACTGTGCGTACAGTCTGGCCATTGACGTTGCTACCACGCCAGAAGGCGACCACTTCGTCATTCACGTCTTGAAGTTCCTGGGTGACCGCAAGTGCGCCATCGTTAACACCTACATGGATAAGGGCCTTTCGGCTGATGAGATGGCCTGGTACATTCATCAATTCAATCAGAAGTTCCGACCGGAATGGATTGTTATGGACAAGGGCGGAGGCGGCCTATTTGTGTCGCAGAGCCTCTCAAAGCGTAAACTCATCTTCCAGAACGGCAGCGAGAAGAAGATTGATATCCCCATCCTAGAGCACGACGAGACTCGTGCGATAGATGGCGACAAGAAGTTGATCCTCACTCGCCCCATGGACGATAAGGTCCGGGCCTCGTTCGCGGGTGACCGGGTACGCGGTGGTGAGCATATCTCCTCTGAAGACGTGTTCCTTGACCTCCTTTATAATGGCATCCGTCAGACCCTCTCCAAGGTGGACGATAGGGGCAAGTGCCTGACCTTCCATATCCCTGAAGAGGCCGGAGACCAAGGCGACGAGTTCGACCGTTCCGAGATCAAGATTCTCTCAGATATCAGAGACTCGATTCATCAGTTGAAGTTCCTCACGCTCAAGTACAACGTACTGGCTGACGGAACTAAAGAGATTGCGCGTAGCAAGGTTAACAAGGTTCCCCTGTTCACCTGGAAGAGTCAGAACAAGGACGGTGCGTCCGCGTTCTGCTACGGCTACATCGCCTACAATCTTCACTACCGTGACGCACGAGGCATGGAGAGTATCCAAGGCCTGCCCCGGGTCAATCCGATCCGGTACGACGACTTCAAGCGGTTTGAGCATCTGCCTGAGGACCCGTCCCAATCCGTCAACCTCTTCAAACCTAGATAGAAAGGCAGGTGGGCCCTCTGGCTCGTCCTAGAAAGACTACCGCGTCAAAGGCTGGTCCTAAACTCCCCGAGACTGTGCTCCCCACGCTCGGGTCGGCCCCAATCCCTTTGGTCGCCAATGCGGTGCCCTCCTCGCTGGACCCTAACAAGTTCCGCAAGGCCTTCTCTGCTGCGTTCATCGGGAATCGCAACCCGATGTGGGATGACGAGACTGAACTGGCCACGATGGCCGCCGTCAACCCGGCGTCCCTTGCGTCAGTAGAGCGGGCACTCTCGTTCTCAGCCCTCCCGTTCAGCGGGGGGTCTGGAATCAATCCTCGCTTCGCCAAGAAGTACCCGGTGGCGGACCTCAACATTCCGCGTGACCCGGTAGCGGTTCTCCAGGTAGCATACAAGTACTGCTATGAGAACCCCTTCGTGGCAAAGGCGCTCCGCGTCAAGACAGACTTCCTTTGTAAGGACTTCCATCATCAGACTCATAACGAGACCGTCAAAGAGTTCTACGATGACCGCGCGATTGACCTACGCCTGAGAACGGTCCTGCCGAAGATCGGCTGGAACCTATTCGGTGTCGGTGTATGCCCCATCTGGTGGGGCGGGGAAGAAGGCGGACAGATTCAGTTCATCAAGGTTCTGGACCCGCGCACCTGTCATATCATCCATCCCTTCGGGAAGCCCAAACTCTTCCTGAAGATTGACCAAAGCATGATCGATGCCGTTCGAGACCCGATGGGCTCGAAAGACATCGCAAACAAGATTCAGTACGACTCGATGCCCCGGTATTGGATTGACCAGATCGAGGCACACCTTGCGAAGGGTGGAATCGGCCAAGGGCTGATCGAACTCCAAGAAGGGTCGTACACCGTCGTAGAAAACTCCTACGCCCCGATGAGCCGCTCTGTAGGCTCTCTGGATGGGATTCCGCTTCAGCCTGCGTTTGACGCACTTCAGCGGTATCGGCTCCTTGCCGCTGGCGATTTCGCTATCGCCTGGAACGTCAAGAACATGATCACCCTCATCTCCGAGGGCGACCCTAAACTTGAAGGCAAAGACTACAAGCCGATGGACGACACCCGTATGGCGCTGCTGGAGGCCAAGTTCGGCGCTCCCGACCAATCGCTTCAGGTCGTCTGTGATCCTACGACTCAAATAAGGTATGTCGTTCCGCCGATTGAGGTCTTCGACCCCAAGAAGTATATGCAGGTGGAGAAAGAGATCAAAGAAGTTCTCAACCTCCCGTCCTTCATGTGGCAGAACGATGGCAAAGGCACCTACGGTGCCGCGATGGCCGAGATCAAGATGCTCCGTGAGGAGATCGACGCTGTACGCGTCATGCTCCAGGAGCAGTTCTTCCGCCCGCTCTACAAGCGCCTTCGAAAGGGCGCGGGTCGTAGTCCTGGTTTCAAGGAGAAAGATATCGTTCTCCCCACGTTCGACAACAACAGTCTGCGTGACGACGCTATCTGGCTCTCAGCAATGGCCGACCTCTACAGTCGTGGCGTACTCTCAGCGGAAACGCTGGCAGATACCTTCGGCCTGAACTTCGAGTACGAAGTTCAGCAGAAGAAAGACGAGCACGAAGACCTCGGCAACACCTCGACCGGACAACCCGGCGAGCCCATGAACAACACGCCAATGCGCCCCCTGTACGAACCGTCACAGGGCAATCTGAACCCTGTTCGCGAGAAGGGTGGCAACGAAGCCAGTCCTGGTAGTGAACCGAGTTCTGGAACCGCTCGGAATCCAAGAAAGAGCGGGAAATAAACAATAAAGGACCTGGTACATGGCTAAGAACCTAGCGTCGGTGAAGATGTACTCTTCGCCCGCCGCCAAGCCCCGTGTTACCCCTCCGGCACCTGATTCTACCTACTTTTATACTGCGGGACGTATCCTCAGTTACTTCCCTCAGATTAACCGTAACGGAATCACGTTCTTCCGTGAGGACTGCAAGGCCCTTGCGAATACTCTTCTCGCTTCGACGGCAGACATCCAACACGTCAAACCCGGCTACCCGGTCGCTGACCCTCTCAAGGTCACGCTGAAGAACACCATCTTCAGCGCCATCAGCGCCGTAGAGGAGCACGAGGAAGGCATTGACATTGTCTGCAAAGCCGAGCGCGAAGTCGCAAAGGCGATGGGCTTCACCGAAGAGGACTTCGGTCCCGGTGGTAAGTTTGGGTCGTACTCACAAGAGTGTGACTACAATCCTGCGGAGTCCGCGTGGATCGTCGTTGACAAGAACGAGCCCACGAAGATTCTCAAAGAGGTCGCCTACGCGGACGGCCTCGCGATGGGCTTCAAGATATCTCACGTCGGTGCAGACGGAGACTGGAAGTATCATCTCGTAGACGGCAACCCCGTCTACGTCCGCATCAAGCCTCTGGCTTTCTCGGGAGTCGGTCACGTTATCACTCCCGCAGACGAATCGGCGGAGATTTATAAACTCGCCGCTTCGCTCGACAGTTGTCGGCAGTTAGCGGGTTTCTACCCGGGCATGGATGACATTGGCCCGATCCCGCATGACATGGTTGCAGGAGCAGGCCCTTCGGCTGACCTCCAGCCCTTCGCGTTTGACTTCCTTGAGCATCCCGACCTGCGAACTGCATCTCTGGATAAGTTCTCTGATAAAGACCAGGAAGACGCCAAGGCGCCCGACGATCATTTTGCGGCTGTTTACTCAGATTTTGACTACGGCAATACCACGGACGGTAAGCCAACTTCTTCTAAGAAGCGCCTATTCCGCATCAAAGACGATAAAGGCAACCTCGACCGTAAACGGTTGGTGGTTGCGTATCATGGCCTCGCTGGCCTACGCGGCAACGTCCATCTCGCCCAGAATCTGCCTTCGGCAGTCCGTGCTCATGCCCTTGACCTGGTACGTCAGGGTCTCAAGCAAACCAAACCCAAAACAAGTAAGGAGACTTCCTCACAAGTGGAACTCAATCAAGAAATTGAGGCTCTGAAGGCCAAAGAGAAAGAACTCTCGGGTGCCAAGGATGCGGCTGAGAAAGAACTCGCCACTCTCAAGAGCCAGATCAAAGACCTTGAGGACGCGCAGGCAAAGGCGCTGTCCGCAAAGGACGAAGAGATCAAAGCCCTCAAGGACGAGGTCGCAGGCTACCAGGCCAAGGAATTGGCCGCTAAGCGCCTGAGCGAACTCGAAGCCGTCCTTCCGTATTCGGATGAAGAGAAGAAAGCCGAGTCGTTTGGTGAGTTCACCAAGTCGCTGGCTTCGCTCACCGATGACGGTATGAAGATTGCGATCCTGACGCGCCAACTGGAAGCGTCGAAGAAGACCGCAGTCGCAGCCAAAGAAGTATCGAGCGCAAATGGTGGCAAGGTAGTAACCGACCCCACGGGCGTGTTCGATGTTGCTAAGGCCGTCGCCTCAGTCGAAGGCGAAGACAAACCGAAAACCGCCGTCGGTTTTCTCATCTAATTAAGGAGCACTCACAGTAAATGCTTTCTCCTCTCGCAGGATTTATTGAGCGCGAGATTCTCGGTATCTTCAAAGTCAACGCCGCGATGGCCTCTGGTATCGCCGTTGGTATTGATGCTACCGACACCACGCCGCTCAGCCCGTCGCCCTACGGCAACTCGTTCGGTAGCGTTGTCGCCGCGAGCCCGGTAGTGTCCGGCACCGCCGACACGGGAACGGGCGCGCTCACCGCTCTCAAACTTGGCCGCGAAATCGGCTATCTGTTGCAGCCCGTGACCGCGACTGGCCCGTCCATCCTGTCGGTCCTGTCGCAAGTCTATGACGAGTCTATCGCGGAGGGTAACACCGCCGCCGTTCTGCTCGCCAAGGCTGGTGCGATGATCGCCACGGATCAGTTCCAGACCTCCGGTGCCCAGGCCATCAAGTTCGATGGCACGGTAGCACTCGGTACCGCGTGTTCTATCGTGAGCGGTGTGACCCAGGTTCAGACCGGGTTGCAAGCCACTCGCAGCATCTTCCTCGGAAAGATCGTTCAGCGTCGTCTGCCGCTGGGCGTCTTCCAGATCGTCTAAGGAGCGAACTCACAACAAATGAGTCTGATCAATGAATTTATGCGGGGCAACGGCCCGGAGGCTTCGCTTGATATTGCGAAGTTCCGGTCGTTCGCTGCCGCAGAACTCGCGAAGGTCCACGGTCGTTCGCCCGAGGAAGCCGCTAAGGCACTCTCCGAGCGCAACAAACTCGTTTCGTCCATCGCGGGCGTAACCCAACTCAACGCAGTTGAGGGCGACTATGAATACCTCAACGTCATGCGGGACCTCACGGCACTCGACTTCATGGAAGTCCGAGACCTGCCCATCGGTACGATTCCGATCTACCGTACCCGCACGAAAAACCCGGTTGGCTTCCACCTCGGTGGTTTGGCTGGCGCGGGTGCAACGCACTACTACGCCACCAGCGACACGGTGACGAACATTCAGCCGTTCACGATCCAGACCGATGAGGTCATGGTTCCGAACCTGAACGTCATCTATGATATGGAGCGTCTGCAACAGCGCCGTGAAGGCCTGGAGTGGCTCGCCCGTGCGAAGACGCTGGCCATCGAAGTGGCGGCGTTCAATACCGTTCTTGGTGCGACGGACGTGGTCAACACCGACCCCGCCGCGCAGATTGCGACCTACGCCTCTGGCGGTGGTTCGTTCTCGGGCAAGAACGTGTACGTTCTGGACCCGGGTGTGCAGACCTCGTCTGTGCCCACGGTGAACTTCTACGACCTCAGCACCGAAGATGGTCTGACGAAGAAGGTCTTCCAGACGCTGAACACGCACTCGATGCAGATTCAGCGCAAACTCGTCAAGATGTACGTTCCGGCAGGTGCGGCTTCTGGTCACAGCCCGGTTTGGGAAACGATCCAGAATATGTCCACCCCGGTCTCGCTCGTGACGGGTACGGGCGTCAACACCGACCAACGTAAGGCGGTTCCGTCTGAAATGTGGTCGGAGTTCCAGAAGATGGACTTCCGTGGCTCTATCAAGATCAACTGGCTTGGTATTGACATCGAGATTGAACGTCTGAACTGGATGCCGAATGGCTACTGCTTCCTCACCACGGACCAGCCTGCGGCTATCATGTGGAAGCGCCTGTCGCTCGCCACGGGTAACCAGGTTGAGGGCTCGCTGGAAGTGCCGGAGAACGCGTACTACAGCCGTCGCTCGGAAGCCGAGCAGATCGCTATGATTCGCCCGGACTTCTGCCTGCGTAACTTCGTCGTGCTGAAAGTTCAGTAAGACCTGGTAGCAAGAGACCAATAGAGGGAGGCCTAACAGCCTCCCTCTTCTCAATATGAAAGGACAGATGTTCAATGGCAAACGAAACGATTCTCAGTTTTAGATTTAAGCGTCCTGGTGGAATGGCTCTATCGGGCCTGGGACGGTTCAATCCCTCGATGACGACCAAGTACAAACAGGTCCCGGGTGTGATTGGACGATTCCCGTATGTGGATTATGACTTCGATGAGGTCTTCGAAATCAAACTTCAGTCCGAGCGTCCGCGACCTCTTCCGGCGTTCCTGAAGTCGGCTGACTTCGATGACGAGATGCGTAGGGCGTATATTCTCAAACAGGTGGAAGGCGTACAGGCCGCCCACGACGCGAACAACTTGGTTCGCGATGAGATAGAGTACTATGCTTCGACGGGCCTCATTGAGAAAGTGGGAGACACGTTCCTCGACAACGTGGTTGATGAGGCGCTGGCTGCGGCTGCGCCGACCGTCGAAGACCCGGTAGCAAATAAGACGGCAGAGCCCGTCGTGGCTACCCGCAAGAAATAACTAAAGGAGTAGCCGCATGGCCAATATCTTCTCGCATCCTCAGTATGTGCCGTCTGGAAATTGGACCGTGGTCGGTTACAACCTCTATAAGTCCGCCGCTGTCTCTGGGGCACCGAACTACTTCGGGCCCTGGAGCGCGGTGTCGGGCTATTCGAACTACACGAGCAACCTGGATATCTTTGACCCGACCGGGTCCTATTGGGACCTCTATCGGGTAGAGCCGATTGTCAGCATTAACGGCCAGACGGCTACCATGCCAATGTCCCGCCCGTTCAAGGCTTCTGACCCGCTCTACGATGTCCAGATAAGCGCGCTGCTCGACCATTTCCGCACGAATCTGATAGACGACGTGCCTATTCCGCAGATGGAGACCACGGACCCCACCGAGGGTACAGGCGCGGCCATCATGCCGTTCATCACGAACGCCTCCGCCGATAGGTTCAATCTGTCATTCATGCCGAACGCTAACCCCGTCAAGATCGTAGGGGAAGACCTGCTTGTGTGGCAGGGTAGCGACAAGGGTCATGCTGCGCCGTTGTCTGCCTACTCGGACTTCTATGCTGATGACGCGGGTGGGTTTGTGCAGTTCAAGACGGCCCCCTCGACCAACGACTACCTCAAAGTTCAGTACAAGATGGTCAAGTACACGAACGATGAGTGCCGTAATCGCCTGCTCAACGCCGTGTCGGCTCTCAGCCTGTATGGTATCAATGGTTACGAGGTGCGGCAAAGCAACAATCTTTACTACCTGGTCACGCCTCTAGCGAACCGTGACCTGGGCGAAATCGTCTGCATGATCGCCAAGAAGAACCTGCTGGAGAGCAAGGTCCAGTCGTCCTTCGAAGCCGCCGAGGCTTGGAAGTCGAACGAGATCGAGTTCACGGCAGACCCGTCGCGCTCTATCCAAGCGGCGACGTTGTTCGCGGCTGACCTGGACGAGATGCTTCGCCACCGAGCGAACGGATATATCATCAGTTCGCGTTCGTCGCACCACGCTACGGGTGAGTTCGATTCCTTCTTCAATACCTCGGGCATCCTCCCGGTGTACTCGATGATTGTCTCGAACTACAACGCTTTCGGATGGTGGCTCTAAGGGAAATGCCGTTCGATCTACGTCGAATCAAACAGCGCACCGACCAAGTCTTCAACCGTACAGCCAAGACCATGGCGATGTACGTCCGAAATTCCCCGGCTACCCCGCCAAGTCCCACAGCGGACTTGTTCGCGGCGGATACCGAGCCCTCCGAACCTGGTGAGTTCACCAAGTACTTCTTCCGGGGTCAGTTCAAAGAGAAGGTGGAGGAATCGTATGAGGCAGGCGGCTACGTCCGCTCTGTCAAGGCGTCCATCACCGTTCCTATGGAATGGCGAGGGTTGCTCGCGCAGGCCTCCTACATTGACCCCTACCTAGACGGGTCGCGGTTCAAGAAAGTTGGACAGGCGATTGCTCAAAACCGCCTCTACATCATCCAGGAACTCGAATCCGTTTCGCTAGGCAGTTTGACGGAGGTGCCGTTGTAGTATGCCCATGACTAGGGACCAGGCCAGCACTCAGAACCTGGTCAACTCCGTTCGGGACTTCATGCTCCCGAACATCATCACCCCGTACACCACAGAAGTGACGGGTAAGCCGTATGCAGGGGAGCCTGTCGTGGTGCTCGATGAGCCCGACGACACGGCTGTCCACCAAGGTGCTCCCACGATTGTGATCGAGTTGCCCGTGGACCTCAAAGCCCCGCTTCCCATTGGTATTGGGGACGGCGAGGTATGGCGACAGAAACTCTTTCACCTTTCGGTCTTCCCGGCCATGAACCAAGACGGGGTAGACGCCGGAAAGCCCTCGATTCAGTCTGCGGCCATCCTTCACAAATACTTTGATTACGCACTTGGAACCGCTCTCGTTATCCCGATTAACGACTATTCTACTACCCCGACAACTACTGCCGTAGACTACGCCTACGTCGAAGACCAACGTCTTATCAAACCGCGAGGGGCTTACAGCAAGACCCTCGCCCTCACGCGCCACCGTTTCGACTATTCCTTCGTGCTGAAGTATGCAGTAACGACGATTAACTAATGCCTGTTTTAGGGCTGAAGGTCAACACCTCTCGGTTAGAGAGCAAACTCAAAGCATACGTCCGCGAAGTACAAGCCAAAGTCGAAACTGAACTCCCGGCAATCGCCGCTGAAGTTCTGGAAGATATCCGTGCCCGTACTCCCTCACCGGATACGGAATACGAGTATCTGATGACAGGCGGTGGCACCTCAGGTGGTGTTTCTAAACTCGTCCCCCGTGCTGGTGACCGCTCCGGGGATAGCGATACCGCGAAGTCGGGTGCCGAGCGTATTCGCTTTATGCGTAACCCTGGACTGTGGCTGCACGACCTGGTAGTGGACCCAAGAACCTTCGAAGTGGATACTGCTACCATGACAGTACGCATCGGAAAGGTTCCAGAACTTGAAGCCTTGTCGAAGTTCTCCTGGCAGAACCGCGACCGTGCGGGTAACGAATACCCGAACGAGTCGCCCTACGGTGTCTGGAGTTTCTTCGAATACGGCACCGAGCATGAAGTATCCCCGCGTGGTATCGGGTACCCCCTGCGTCCTGACGACATGACGCATCACTTGGATATGCCCTACTCCATGTTCAAGTCTTACCCTCGATTCGGAATGTATTCCGATTTCAACAAAAGCACGTTCATCGAGGCCGTAAAGTTACGGATACGGGACGTGAAATTCTAACCATCTTAGGAGATTCTTGTGGCAACTAAAACCACTTCGATTATTCCGTTTAACGTAACTTCGATCCCGGATCGTCTTACGATGGTGTTTTGCGCGAACAAGACGAATGTCGCTACCAGCAAGGGTAGTGGCGGTTCGTCTGCGTCCGTGACGAGAATCAATCGTCTGCAAAGCGCCTCGTTTGGTGAAGACACGAATGTTGACGAAGTGACGGAAATGGGTGCCCAGTTCCGTGTCGGCGGTGTTGATGAACTTGGTGAAGCCAAGGTCAAACTCGACTGGAACGCGGTGGGCATCGGTAACCTCGCGGCACTCACGGGCACGACGGTCAATACGGCGGCTGGTTCTACCACGACCATCGGTTTGACGCAGTTGCAGAGCGCCCAGGTTGACCTGTTCCGCCTTGTGGCCGACGTAACGAACACCGTCTTCAAGACGACCTACGCGCAAGATGCGGTCATCGTTGACTGGACTGTTGACGTTAAGGACAAGGGTATGCCCATGGAGGGTCTGTCCTTCCAAGGCCCGGTAGTCGAGGACTTCCCCGGCTTCGTCATCCCTACGGTCCACCTCAGCACGGCAGGCGACGCGTCTGGCGGCTATCTGAACGTGTCTGACGCTATTGGCACGAACGAACTGCCGATGGCCGTCTACCAGCCTGGTCCTACGGAAGCCCCGTCGTACTGGAGCGAGAACGGCGCAAACTACTTCCTGAAGATCGAGAAAGTCCCGGGTGCGAACCTGGCCAACTCCCCGATCCGCTATTACGAGTATGTGAACGCGACCTTCCAGTCGGCAGCAGCGGTTTCCAGCACGGCGTACATCACGCCGAGTGCGTTCATCAAAGAACTGATGACGGTCGGTACCAAGGTACAACTCGAAGTCCCGGGCTCGGCTAACGCCGAAGTCGTGACTATCACGGCGGTAGCCTCGCAAGTCAATACGAACTCTGGTTCGTCCTCGGCGGTGGCTGGCTCGGCAACGATCACCCCGGCCTCGATGCTGGGCATCTTCCCGGGTGTGACGCTGACCTGCGTGAACAGCGACGGTTCGCAGTCTGAGAACCTTCAGGTTACGTCTACCACGTCAACCACGTTCACCGCGACGTTCACCAAGACCAAGACAGCGGGCTTCCTGATCACCTCGGCGGCTCCGTCCTTCCAGGCGAACGTGACTAAGACGCACTCGATTGGTGCGGCCATCTATCCGTACTTGGCGCAGGCTTCGAACGGTGTGGGTTACGCGACCTACTTCCCGACCGGAACCAAACTCTACATCGGTGATACGATCACGGCAGGCGATGCGTTCCGCCTCACCTTCCACTCGTACAACACCGATTCGTTCCCGACGACCATCCCGACGAACTCGCCGGATACGGCAGAGCGCCCGGGTGTGTCCTACCGCGTTGTTCCGATGAACATCAACGGTGGCACGGAGCGCGGCTTCAACAGCGCGTCGTTCAAGTACTCGCTGAAGCGCGATCACGTCAACGGTCTGGGCGACAAGGCCATTGTTTACGGTGTACCCTCGGTGCCCGACGTGGCAATCTCGCTCGACGCGAAAGAACGCACGGCGAGCCTTCTGGCCCGCCTGCTCACGGGTTCTCCGAACCTCACGGGTTCTCCGACTCCGGGTACTACCCTGTCGGACAATCAGGAGTTCTCGTACCTGACGCGGCGTGGCCTGAAGACGGCCATCCCGGTCAGCGTGGTTGTGAACGACCCCTACAACGCGGGTGCGGTGCTCTGCACCTACTCGTGCCCGCAGTTCGTCGTGAAGAACATCTCGCTCGACAGTTCTGCGAAGGCGGACAATACCTGGAAGATTTCTGGTATTGACATCACGGGCAACATGACCGTGAGTTACACGGCACCGCAATAACAGATAAAGTGTCCTGGTAGTTGCGACCACTAGGGCTAGAGGGGACTCTTCGGAGTCCCCTCTTATTGTCTGTTGAACATGATACATAGATTTATAAGAGGACAGGACTATGAGAACTTCTACGCGCATTTTTCCTCACACCCCGAAGGATGCCAGTAAGAACCGACCCTCCACACGGCAGGGTGGCTTGGCCTACGAGGTGTCCGAGGCAGTTTATGAGATATTTCGGGAGACTACAACCGTCGCCTACCAGGCCGCCCAACGGGCCTATCCCCGTGAGAAGCGGGACCGGGACGAGAACGTGCGCTACGCCTACGAGGCCGCGCACGATGAAGCCAAGGGCTATCTGACCTACTACAAGACGATGGTTCGGGACAAGATGCTCCCGCTGGTGCGGCTGAAGAAACACGCCGCTGCCTACGATTTCTTCCCTACGGACTTTGAACTGGATGAGAAGGGTAACCCTCTGACTCGTCACTACCAGGACCGACCGACCTGGCAGTTACGAGGCATGATCGTGCTGAACGCCTTCCGGCGTCTGCACCAGGACCTGGTCAAGTGGGTACCTCCGATGCCTGAAGAAGAGGCAGCGCGGTACGTTCGTATGCTGGATGAAACCTTTGCCGATGGCCGCAAACGGCTGTTGGAATTTCTGTCGTTCTATGAAGCCGACCCCGTGTTGGCCGAGGACGGCAGTCACGTAAACCTGATAGATTAGAAAAGGAAAGAGAACTTATGAGCATGGATGCCCTTCAGCGCCTCGTCGCCAAGACGCGGCCCTTCAAGACCTTTACCCTCAAACTGGAAGGTGGGGATGAAGCCTTTCAGGTTCGTCGCACCAGCGTTCTGGAGAACGAACAGATCAACCAAGTCTACACGAAGACCTACGACGAAGCCGTAAAGCGCGTCCAGGATGACACCTCGGTAGATTACTCCCTCATGCACCGCGACCTTGCCAAGCGCAAACCGGAAGAGTTAGCGAAATACATCGCAGAGGCTACCCGGCCAGACATCGAGAGCGATGTACGCGATCTCTATGATGCGCCTTCGGAAGAGGCAGATGACAAAGAGGTAGCCGAGTACGAGGCGATGATCGAGAAGCGCACGAGCGAAGAGGTCGAAAAGTTCGCTGCAGAACTCAAGACTCATTCGATGGACGAGTTGCTGGAGAGCGCGCTGGATAAGCGTGAACACTTCCAGGCTCTGTACGAGGCGAATCGCGCCCGTATGCGGCTGATTGCCTCGCTGACCATCTACACGACTGACGGTGAGCGCCTCTTCCCCACGACCGACGATGTCGGTGCGCTGGACGAGAAGACGCTTAACGACCTCATCAAAGCGGCGAGTGATGCTCTCGCGAAAGATGACAGGGTAGCCGACCCTTTGAAATAAGTTCTCTTCCTGCAATTCGACGTGCCCTCACCATCGCTTCGGCGCTTGGTGGAGGGCACGAATCGTTTCTGTGGGCCCTGGAAGAGGACCCGTTTGTTATGGAGGTACTGTTCCTCGCTTGCAATCGTAAGTCAATGCAAGAGGCGTTGGGATACGTACCTGCTGATGAGATGCCCACCCGCGAGACCCTTCAAGGGTATCGCACAAACCGTCCCCCGGAAGAGGACCTTGCATGGGCAGCGGACCTCTTTCCACAACTCTGCGCGTGGTACGCAGACCGGGAACGCAAGAGAAAAGATCAGGAGAAGCGCCGAGCGCGTGAGCGAAATCACGGCTAGGGCTTAATGCGTTCCCCTCTGACCTAGTAGTCAGGAGGGGATTTTTTCTTATTTTATGGAGGTACCCGTGGCTGACGAATCTGATGTCCTAATATCAATGGCCTTGGACCTGACGAAGGTCCGTGAACAGGTTGACACCGTCAAGAAGATGTTCAAGGAACTTAATGACGGGTCTGTCTTTAACAACCTGAACCGTGCTACCGGGCCAATGGTTACGAACATCAAGAATGTCCGTAGCGAACTGGCAGGTCTGCGGAACGACATCGTCGCCCTCAACCGCATCAAGTTTGAGATCAACCCCTCCATAAAGAAGAGTGCCGAAGCCACGACGGACCTCGGGGTCGCTGCTTCTACTGCCGCTGCCAAAGTCAAGACCGCCAACAAGGAGATTATCGCCTCGAATACTGAGGTGGCTGAGTCCTTCAGGAAGGTCAAGAGCCCGATCCTCCGTGAGGCTCTGGGCGGGCGGATGGACTACGCAGCCAAGGGCTTCGGCGTCCAGGACCAGATCAAGGCCGGGAACCGCAGCGTAGATGTTCGGGAGTGGACGCGCCAACTCCGTTCCCAGGCGGAGTATCTCTCGGCTCAGAAGGTCGTCAATGACCTGGTAGCAAAAGAAGTCGGGGACCGCGAGAGCATCGCTGAGGTCCAGCGTCAGATCAACGCCGAGGCCAAAGAGTACGCGGATATACAGAAGACGATCAAGGAGAACAATGCCTTCTCTGCTCAAGAGCAGGTCGGCAATCAACTCCGTGCCGCGCAGGTCATTGCCCGTGATATCAACCGCCAGGGTGGTATTCGTGCCGCCGCCACCAACCTCTTTAACGAGGCAGATGGGGCCATGTCCATGGAACAGGCGCTTTCGCACGTCCGTGGGCTTGCAGATGAGGCAGAGAAATACGGCTTTGCCATCCGGCGTAGCACGTCGTTCTGGGACGTGCAGATTCAGAAGTTCGGCCAGCACCTCGTCCAATGGACGGCATGGGGTGCCATCATGGGCACGACCTTTGCGGTTCTTGAAGGCATCAGTAAGACGATGTCCACCATCGTCAAAGAGTCTTCTGAGTTCCAGGTTCAAAGCGTCATGTTCGGGGCCAGCCAGAAAGCGGCTCAGTTCGTAGGGGATAAGAGCCCCCTTATCAATAGTAACGCCATGCTGACGGATGCAATCCGTCTAGCGACCCAATACGGCGACCACGTCAATACTGTAGCCCAGGACCTGCAACTCTGGACGAAGCAGACCAATGACTACAATGCGGCGCTCGCTCTGACGAACGAGACCCTGAAGTTCCATCTTGCTACCGGGACACAGTTGGAAGACGTGTACCGTACCATCACGGCTCTGCAATCGCAGGCCTCCAGCATCCCATTTTCATCCGGCGATAGCAAAGGTTTCACTTTAGCCGATGTTCCGCAACTCCTGCAGGAGATTACCTCTGAGTCACTTGTGATGGGTGCTGGCCTCCATCAGGTATCGGAAGCAGGCACGGAAATGGGCAACTCGCTCAACAACTCCGCAATTCTGTATCTGAAGGCTCTTGAACAGGACGCAGCCGCTCTTGCCTCGCTCCATTACTCGGTCGAGGACTCTATCGCACTTAACGCCGCGCTGATTCAAGCCTTCGGTAACACGGGTGTCGCTGCTGAAGAGGCAGGCGACAAACTCCAGCGTATCGTCGGTGGTCTTGAGCGCCTGTCAACCTCCTCTGGAGTGGCCGGGTTGAAGAAGGCTGGTATGTCCGTACAGGACATCAATAAGTACCTGTTCTCGGGCGGCGATATCCTGGAGAAGTTCGCTAAGGACTGGGATAAACTCGGTACCCCGATGCAGAACTACATCTCTCTGGCTATCGGTGGAACTCGTCAGACTGACGCCTTCCACACGGTACTAGAAGCGTATTCGCGGGATATTGATAAGGCTCGTAAGGCCCTTCAGGATAAGAACGCTGAGGACGACCTGGCAAACCAAATGGCTGGTACCTACCAGGTCCAAACGCAGCGTCTGAACGCAGCGTGGGAAGGCTTCTCTATCGTCATCGGTACGATGGTTATGCCTGCCATGACCGCCCTGATCCAGTACGTGACGAACACCGCCATCCCTGAGATGGAATCCATGATCGGGCTTCTGGCGCTGTCTGGCAAGTTCGCCACCATGATCCCTGCGGCTAATGTCGCCAAGGCGAAGGAACTCCGTCCTTCTGCGGACCTTCTGAAGAACCAGAAAGCCGTGGTAGCCGCTGACAAGCAACTTCTCGCCTCCGACTCTCTGGAGAGTGATATCAAGCGAGATCAGGCTAAACTTCAGGCTGACCAGGCGTACCTTAACAACCTCTTTGCTCTAGAGGCGAATTACCAGAAGATTCGCGGACAGGCCGCCTCGCAACGGGCGGAACTGTCCTACTACTTTGGGTTCTCGGGCAACGCAATCGGAACGGCTCCGCAGAATTACGTCAACCGCTTCGGCTACACGAAGGCCCAATGGGAGAAACTCGGCCACTCTGCTAAGTCGTTCACCGCGACAGACCCGAACCTTGACCTCCATAAAGCCCGTGTGTCAGGCAATCTCGACATTCTGGGACAGGGCATCTACGCCGGGTGGCAGGGTGCCATGAATCCGAACCAGGTCTTCGACGCGGCTGCTGCTCTTGAGAAGTACAGAGACCTAGCGAAGAAGGTCCATTTCCCGGGTCCTCAGGCCCCTCCTGACGCTTCCTCTACGAAGGGTGTGGCCAAGGACTACCAGGACTATGCTGACGCGGTACGCGACGGAAGTGCCGCTACTGCGCTTTACATTGACAGGCAGAAACTGGCTGTCATGGCCGATGAATCGCATATCAAGGTTCTTCAAGAGAAACTCAAGATTGAGCCACAGAACCTCAGTCTGGTGAAGCAGATCATCGCCACTAGCGATGACCGTGTGAAGCACCTTAATGAAGAAAACGCTGGCATAAACGCTAATATACTCGGCCTTCAGGGTCAGATCAACCACGCCAAAGATATGGCGAATGCCTCGCCCAAGGGTTCGACTGAGCGGGACGGGTGGTTGCGTACTGCGGATCAACTCACGCAGAAACTGATTGAGCAAAAGAACGCCTTCCAGGCCAACCGTGATGCTGCAGCAGAAGCGGGCAGCACGATTCAGAACTCACTCCAGACCACGCTCGATACCTTCAACAAGAAACTTACGGGCGACTATAGCCGTGCCTCGAAGGACAAGAACCTCCTCGGCCAGTTGAGCGACCTGAAGGGTCTGAATAACGACCTGTATGGGTTCGAGAATCAGTTGCGGAGCCTCTTGCCGTCCATCAAGGACCCGGCGCTCAAGAACTTCATCCAACAATGGATTTCGGATGAGGATACGAAGCGCCTTGAGACCGTAACCCAGGATGTAGCCAACTTCAAGCAGCAACTCGACGGGATGAAGAACCTGGGCGAGGACATGAGTTCCAAGACCTGGGATTCGCTTGCTACCGTGACAGGTATGCCCCAGAACCAACTGGACTACTTCAAGAACCTCCAGCAGATTCAGAAGCAGTACGTGGACTACGGGAAGCAGATTGACGACTACGCTACCAAGTTCCCGGATCAGGCGAAGGACCTACTGGCCCTTCGGGATTCCTGGTTCGAGGCGGCAACCGCAGCGGCTCAGTACGAGGAACACGTCAAGAAGATTCAGGACTCGGCTCTCTACCAGGCCGCGTCCTCGGCCTTCGACTCGATGGCATCCACGGCGTCTACAAGCCTCACGGCATCCCTCTTTGGGGATACCGCGAAGTCTGTCGGGATATCGAACATTGACCAGCAGATCAGCGGCATCGAACGTCTGAAGACCGAAGAGAACGATTGGTACCAGGCCCAGCAGTACCATACTGCAGTACAGGAGGCGGCTCACAAGTCCCGCCTTGAGCAGTACGACCTGGAGATTCAGAAACTGCGCGAGAAAGCGCAGGCTGAGAAGGACGCCTTAGCCCATCCTCCGCTCCTGAAGAAGATCGCAGAAGACTTCTCCAAGAACGTCATGGATTCGATGTTCAAACAGATGGCGAACAGCGCCCTCAAGAAACTGTTCGGTCTGGATGAGAACAAGGAACTCGTCAAAGCCCTCGAAGACCAGGTAGCAAGTACGCAGAGCCAACTCGTGCCTGCGATGCAGTCCTATGACCTGACGACGCAAAATCTCAACAAGATCATGGTGAATTGGTCGAACTCGGTGGATAAACTTGACCAGGACGTAACTGCTCTGGCTCAAACTATTGCTACCGGGTCAATGGGCCAAGACCCTGCGAAAGCGGCGATAGCCCAAGCAGCCGCCTCGGGATTCTCCTTCTCGCAGTCTTCAAACGAGAACTTCAACTTCTCTACCACGCCTATAACCTCTATTGATCTTAAGTCTGGTGGTGCCTCTAGTGTCTTCTCCGGGATGCGCCCTGCTGACGCAGCCGGGGCTATCGCTCTTATGGGGCTCGCCGCTACAGGCGGCGGGTTTGGTCTGAGCAGCATTGGTGGTTCCTCTAACGTGCCGCAGGCCGTTAAGGTGATGAACGCTATCGCCACCGCAAAGGGTGGAGGTTCGAACATCATGGCAGCAGCGCAGTTGTTCAGCGCGTTCCATGGGTTCGATGTGAACTCGTTCGACCAAAAATGGGCGAATACCGGAATCGGTGCTGGTAGCCCCTGGGCTTCGCTCGTTAAGGGAGGTAGCCATCATATATCCGCAGGCGGTATTGCGGGTGCACTAATGGCCGCGTATGCGGGTTATGAGCAAGGTGGTCTCGCAGGCGCGAGCATGGGAGGTCTTGGCGTCGGACTTGATGTCCTTGCCATGACCGGGAACCCTCTGCTTGCGGCAGGTGCCGGACTGGCCGACTTCGTCGGTACGTTGTTACTGGGGAATCACGACAACCCGGCCAAGATGCCGGATAAGTACAATACAGCGTCCTGGGGTCAGGCTAACGCAAACCTGTGGGGTGCGGGCGTCGGTATCAATACCGGAAACCCGATGATCGCGAACGGTCAAACGTTCACGATGGATTCGCAACTCGCACAGATGACTGGCAACAAGGGCGAACTGCAATACATATCTGACTGGATTAAAGCGAATCCCACGCTGGCCGCGCAGGTGCTCTCTCCGACGCAACTCAAGGATTTCAGCAATCTCAACGATGCGAAGCCTATTCCGAGCGGTAAAGACGGCAACCTGACGCTTTCGAACGGCATCACCATGAACTGGCAGGACCTGGCGAGTGCGGCAGATGCCGCTACGCAAGCCATCCTGAACTTTACGAACGCGGCGAACAGTTCTTCGCAAGGACTCATCTCGCTCAATATGTTCGGGGCAACTTCGGCGTACTTCCCCTATGCGTGGGGAACGCCTGGGTTCGACGGCACGATTCCGCCGTCGCAGAACAACTACCCCTACCCGGGTACCACGCCTCCGAGTACATCTCCTGGTGATAACCCACCGGGAACTGATCCTGGTAGTGGTGATCCTACAACCGGACCTGGGGGCCGCCCCATTCCGGTCAACCCGCGCGATAAGAACCTCGCCTACGCCTATCATACGTTTGGTGGAGCATCTGCGGCAACGCAAGAGGTCGTGGTTCATGCTACCCTGCCTGTCTCGATTGACGGGCGGCAGGCTACGCGGGTCATGCAATCCTATCAACTGCGGGCTACTGCCGCAGGTAATGCAAGGGTGGTCTAATGTCTCTTAAATGGACTCCGTTGCCACAGCGGCAACTCGTTAAATTCTACGACCCTGCTAACCCTAGCACGTCGTACACTCCGCAGAATAACCCCGAGCAGATCATCCTGAAGCCAAACAACGTCCGCAAGTACGTTGAAACGACCAACGGTACCTCGGTCATCATGGGTGACCGAGAGTACCCACCTAAGGAGATTGCGCTGACCTGGAATACGCTGGACGCGGCAGACCTTGAAGGTATCCGCCCGTTCATCTACACGGCTCCTATCGTGTACGTGGACAACAACGACCAGGGCTATCTCGGAGTGCTGATTCTGGACGATGTTGAGCAACTACCCGGCAAGACGATGCTGATCTATACGGTCAAGGCCTCGTTCCTGGTGCTTGCACCATACAACGGCCAGAACACCACGCTCAATCAGATTGCTGCTCCTACCCTTTCGGGAACGTGGTCAACGACGGGCGGGTACATCCCGCCCTCAACGACCCTATACTTCTGGACGACGGCCTTTACACCGTCTGGTGAATCGACCGTGTCCTCGGCGTTTGCTACCACGTCAGGGTCTGGAACGAGTACGAATCAGGTGGCGCTGACTTTCACCGCCCCTTCATCCTCGTGGTACCGCAAGACCCGTATCTACTGGAATACGACGAACGACCCCACGACCGCCACGCTTCTCACCGAGGTCCTGGCAGGCCAGAGCACGACGTTCACCGCCTACGGACCCTACTACGCCTATTCTACCGTCAACCCTCCGACCTACGGAACAGCGTTTACGGGATACTTCGCGGGTGCGAAGTGGGTGCAACAATAAGACTAGGAAAGGACTCCCATGTTACCTGTTAGCGCACAGATGGCCTCGATACTTCAGAGCGCCGTCCGAGCCCCTCGTGTCTATGTGCAGATGCAGATTCCAACGGTTTCGAACGCATCTCTTGGCACGATAGACCCGGCTAAACTCGGTGGGCAGTTAATCGTCACCGACGCTCTGGAACTTAGGCACACGGCTGTCTTAGACATCGGTGCTGACACGGTAGACCTGAAACTCAACAACCAGAGTGGGAACCTTTCGGCTATCAATCCTACGGCGTCTATGGGGCGATTCTTCTACCCCGGGGCGCTGGATAACAAGATGGCCGTCTTCATGGGCTTGGCGAAGGGCTCTGCTGAGAGCGTCGTCCCCAAGGGAGTCTTCATCGCGGAGAACTTCCAGCAGCAGGGCGAGGGCGGCCTCAACTATGCTACCGTTAACGGTCTCGACCAATTCTCGATGTTCCGAGGTCAGGTCTACACGCAGTTCCCGCCGCGTCTGTACGGCGTACAGAACAGCGGCTACTACAACCCGAACTACGCCCTGAGCAATCCGAGCGGAGACCTCAAGACCTACGTCAGTGAGACCAAGATGTGGATGCAGAACGCATCGGATGCTCCGCTCTGGAAGAGTGACTTTGTCACGGTAGCGGTGTACTCGTCTGCCTATAGTAGCGGCACCACGCCTGTCCCGAACAGCGGGAGCACGGCGTACACGATCAACTACAGCACGGGTACCGTGACATTCACCAATGCTCAGGGTGCTACGGACGTGATCTCGGTGGACGCCCGCCCGCTGGCGATGGCCCCGGAAGATATGCTGAAGCACCTCTTCGTGGATTTTGGTTCCTTCAGCCCGTCCTTCCTGAAGTTCGACAAGACGGGGATTTACCTGCCGATCCTGGAGGTCGCTCGCGACCGCAGCATCATTGACATCGCCAAAGAGATAACCTGGTGTACCGCTCCACGTGGTGTGCGTTGGCGGCTGTACTTCGATGAGAATGGCTACCTGGTCTTCACCGAGGGAGCCATGGACGGCCCCCCGGTGAAAGTCCTTACGGACGAGCGCGACATCTTGCGTGTAGCCCCCGAGTTCGGTTCGCGGGATATCAAGAACGTCGTGCGGGCAACGGCCAGAGCCGCGAACGACCAGCAGTTGACGGCGATTGCCTACGACGTGCAATCCATCTCGACGTTCGGTCAGAAGCCGACGTACGACATTCCTACGCAGTTGCTGGCCACGGTCGGGGGAATGGACCCGGGGTCGGGGATTAACTACATGAACGGCCTCGTGAACGCAGCCATCTTCGAACTCTCGATGCCTTCGATCACGGTGGAAGTGGACATCCTGCCGGATTATACCCTGCAGGTTGGTGACCCGGTAGCAGTTATCGAGAAGAAGACGGGCTTAGGTGGCAACGGGCTTATCAATAAAAACGTTGTGTCGAACTCCGAGACCTACACCTCCTGGACGAACTTCAACTTCACTCTTATCTCCGGTGCAGGCCCGGGCGGGTCTAGCGCCATGGTCCTGAACGGAACGGGTAACCCGCTAAGTGCCGCTGCTACAGTACGAACCAATGTCCCGGTAGTAGCAGGGCAAACGTATGTCTTCTCACAGTTTGTCGATCCTACATGGTCGCTTTCGCAAGAGAACGCAACCGTAGTAGGTATTGACTCGATTGGTCTGGATTGGGCCTCTTCCACGACGGTTAATACGAAGAACCTTCTGCCACAGGTGGACTCGCTCGACGCAGCAGTTTGGACTCCTAAAGGTTCGTCCGGTGGCTTAGGCTCGGGAGGCCCGAACGGTGTCACCGATTATGAAATTCCTGGCACGGGTTCGCCTTCGGGATTCTTGTTTCTTCAGTCTGCTCCGATCAACGTAACGCCGGGGCACACTTATGCCTTATCGTCATGGGCTGATGCTTCGCAGGTAACGTCTGGCGCTCCAAAGGCTATTCTTATGGACGTTGCCGTGTCCAGAGAGATAATCTCTAAGGCGATTACAGCAGGGAGCGGCCCTGGTAGGTACGCGACGGCAGCGTGGACCTGCCCGATCAATCTCGCGCCTCATTCAGACGATCTTGTAGGCTGGCCGAATGGAAACATGACGCTTGGGACAGGCGGTCCTGCGGGAGCGACGGACGCTGAGATCGTTGGCACAGGTTCCTCGCAAAGTACGGTAGTGTGTTCATACGGTATTCCGGTCACGATGGGGAGTGCGTATGTTCCCTCATTTTGGATCGACCCGTCGCAAGTTATAGGTGGGGCTACGCAGCCGTTTATCTATGCAGTAGACATTACCGGATTCGGGTCTCTCGGAACAAACGTGAACGTCACGGCAGGCTCCGCAGCGAATCGCTACACTGGACCCGTCGTAACGATTCCTGTCAACAAATGCCCTGAGCCGTATTCGACGTGGACGCTTACCGGATCAGCAAGTGCATCTACGATCTCAGGTAACTGGGGCTCAACCTATCAACGGCTGAGTTTCACTACCGCGTCAGATTCTGCCACGTCCCCGCTTATTGCGGTGACTGCAGGCCAGCAGATTTGCCTTAGCGCGCAGATCACCGGGACAATCACAGCAGGCTCGGTTACGATAACCGCAGTTGACCAGAACGGGGCAACAATTCCCGGTCTGGCTTTATCTCAATCTACAGGTTCAAACAATCGGATACGTCAGCAAGGATTCTCTATCCCTGCGGGGGTGACCGGAATAAAGTTAATCGCAAGTGCGAATGGCGCCACGTTCACGGGAACGGTCAACGTACAGACGATTCAACTAACTTTCGCCGCAACTGACTCAGGCGGCGGATATGTCTCCGCGCAGAACCCGTATGTCTCTTTTGGCGTTGAAATCGTTAACCCGATTATCACCAGCGGACAGAAGTTCAAAGTTTCGCAACCGATGTTTGAGCAATCTTCATCGGCTTCGGGCTATTACATCTCGTCACAGAATCCAACAGTTCGAGTCATTCTCGATTCGTATAACTGTACGATTGCGAATGGTCAAGTCCTGAAGTTCGCGCAGCCACAACTTGAAGCAGGCGCGGTAGCAACTTCTTACGTATCGCCTGCTCAAGCAGGGCGCTACGCTTCACCTGCAGTGACCATCCCGGTAAACTTAGCCCCCAATGCGTCGTCATTCAACTGGCCTGACGTAAACACTTCAGGGACCTCGAAGTTTGTGTCGGGTACTGGTGGCCCTAATGGCGCAACGGATTGGGAATACACCGGGACAGGTTCCAATCTTGCGAACAATCTCTACATTGACAGCGGCCCGATCAATGTCACGATGGGGCAAACCTACGTTGCCTCGATGTGGGTGGACCCGTCGCAGATCGCACAGGGGACCTTTGGATTCAACCTGTTTGATATTAACAACCAGGCGAGCAGCATACCTGACGGAACGGCGGGCGCTGTTATATCAATCGGAAACGGCGCAGCGAAGCGATACGCTACGCCTGCGTGGACGTGTCCGACGAACCTGGCTCCGCACTCGGATGATCTCGGAACCGGATGGAACATAACTGCACCGTGGACGGTTACTAGCGATGGGCTCAACGGGGTAAAAAGTTTTACCATCGTCGGAACAGGGTCTGCGGTAGGGGCGACGGATTCGGCCAACTATCACAACATCGCCTGTCAAGCAAACACCAACTACACGCTATCGTTTTGGATTGATCCATCCCACATCACCTCAGGAACGGTGGCGGTTCGCATCTGGGATGGGACCGGAACAACGTTACTGGCAACCACTCAGGTTTCGTCAGGGACGGCTAAGCGGTATAGCGTTACGGCAAACAGCGGCTCTAATACGTCGCTATTGATCGATGTCACGGCGACCTCAACGCTTGTCGTCGCCAGCGGTCAAAAACTCATCGCTTCACAGCCAATGCTCGAAGCGAAGTCATCTGCCTCTGGCTATTACATCAGCAGCCAGAACCCGCAGATCAAGATGTACGTATTCATCTGGAACGGGCAGAGTGGTGGATTCATCGTGAACAACGGGCAGAAACTGAAGTTTTCTCAGCCGATGTTCGAGCAGGCGTCAACGGCCTCTCCGTTATGGGTAGACGGCTCTAATCCGCAGATTACCGTCTACGGACAGCAGGTAGCCTGGGCAGGTGGCGCGGTAGCAAGCGGCAAGCAGTTGAAGTTCGCACAGCCTCAGTTAGAAGCCGCTTACGCAGCGACTTCCTACGTCCCGAGCAACGGCCTGATCACAGGCCCGGTCTGGAAGAACTTCTACATCCAACAGATTACGAACGAGGTCACGGGACCTCAGGCCAAGCAGACCCTGCGTCTGACCGAGGTCAAGTTCGTACAGGACTATATGTACGGGATTCAGGCGGCCATTGGGACGCCGTTGCCAGCCAACCCCTTAGCGGTCAATACCCAATCCGGCATGGTTCAGCAGGTAACCCTGCAGAACGGGTCGAATACTGCTGTCACGGTAGTAAGCAACGGACAGCCCGTCCTGGATAACTCCCTCAACCCGGTCGTCTTCAACTGGAATGGCGGAACGCTGAATATCGGAATCACGCTGGCTACCCCGCCATCCGGCGCACAGTACTACGTCTGGCGCTGGATGTATATAGCCGAGGACGCCTATGCGATGGTCAGCGGGACCCCGACTCTGGCTACGGGTGATGGTTCTGCCGCCAAGGTCTGGGCTTCGGGCCAAGGCCTTGCGGCGGCGATTCAATCCTTCTTCGGAACGAACGCCTCGTACACGGCTCCCTACGACGCGACAGCGAACACCGATAGCACTCGGGCGCGGCGGTTCTACTGGCCGCTTCTGCGATGCTCGGATTGGGTCACCAATGACGGCGTAACCGCCTATGGGGCCACGACGCTCTCCTCGTCCTGGACAGGTGGTGTTGGGGCTACGAACTCTCCGGTGTATGGAAGCCTGCGCGTCGGGCTCACCGATGCGGTAGGCAATACCTCGGCGGGGTTCAAGGGCGTTCAACTCTATGCCGCAGGTTCCCCTGGGGCGACCAACATCGGGTCGTCCTCCACGGTCAAATACGGTGTGGACTTCGGGCTCTCTACGAGCACGACGTTGTTCGCAGGCATCAAACGCAAGGTCACGCCTTGTGTTCTCGGTATCCTCGTCGCCAATACTGCAGGCGGCGTTCAGTTCAAACGGATACCTTTCTTCCTCTCAATCTAGTAAAAGGTAGGTAAGGAATGTAGTGCTACCAGGTCATAGCGGGCAGCCGCCCAGTAACGTTCACCCCATCCATGGCCCCGGTAACTCCGGGGGTGACGGTGGAACCATTGATCCCGGCATACTCGTATCTCCGAACAACCCTCCCGGCAGTGTCACGCGTGGCACGAAGCGGGCTGTTATTGCTTCGGTAGACGATGCGAATAGTCCCAAGTGGGCTACCGTCCTTATCGAAAACCATATCCCCGGCGAGAGCGGTTACTCTATCCCCGCAGGGTGGGGACCGTTCGCCGCTGGTGGGACGAGTGGGTTCAACTACTTCTACAACAACACGAGTGGAGTAGGCGGCTCCTGGGTCCTGGTAGACGCAGACCGCAAGATGATCCTGGCCTTAGACCAGGGCATCTCTACGACGGCAGCCACACCGTACTACAAGGCCATTGCAGATCACCTGCACTCTGGCAACCTCAACCCGGACGGGTTTACCAATCCGCAGCCCGTGGACCTGAGCGCAGGGCAGTCGCAGAACGCCCTGCCTTATAACCAGAACTCTAACCCTGTGAAGTCGGTTATCAATTCGAGCGGTCAGACGCTTCTAAACGAATTTCCTGGTAGTGTTCTGAACTCTGATGGGTCTCTTACCAACGTGGATGGCGTGTCGTCCACGTTGCAGTACCAGATGAGTGCCAGCAAAATCTTCACCGTTGGGGCAGACATCTCCAGCGGCACCACGTCTGGTACCACAGGGCTCTATCTCGGTAACCTTACGAACGGATACGGCATCGAGTGGGCATCTGGAAGCATCTCTCTCGTTAAGTACGTGAGTGGCGTAAGAACGCTTATTGGGACGAGCACGGCGGTTACCGCAGATACGAACTACCACTCTTACCGCCTGACGATCACTCCTGGGGTGTCGAACTCCATCGAAGCCTCGGTGGATGGGAATACCTTTGCTGTTCAGGACAACGGCCTGCTTATCAATGGGCCTTTCGGGGTGACCCTCAAGACGGGCAATAATGCAGGTAAGGTTCTGCACTACTCGGCCTCCTCTACCCCGATTCACTATGGCGGGCTTCCCCCGCGCATCCTGCCTATCATTATCCCTCCGTGGGTGACTTTACCTTCGGACGGGTCCCCCCTCTCTACAGGGATCATCGCTAACCGCCACTTCGGTGGAAGTGCAAACGTGGACGGACTGCCTGACGGTACGACCTATGGGAGGCCTCTGCTTACGCGCTTGAACGGCGGTAAGCCGTGGATCGACTTCTCTGAATCCATTCACCTGAATAAGGTGCTGGACAATATCGCAGACGGTTCAGTTTATGGCAGGCCCTTATTGGCACGTCTGAGTGCAGGGAAGCCGTGGATTGACTTCAGCGAGGCAATCCACGCGAACAAGAATCTCGATAACATCTCGGATGGTTCGACGTATGGCTCAATCCCGTTGGTGAATATCTCTGGTACCGGAACAGCGAAGCGGGCGCTGATCGACTTCTCGCAGGGCCACGCTAACAAGAATCTGGACAACGTGAACGATGGCACCGCGTATGCCCGCCCCAAAGCCAGCGAACTCTCTAGCGGTATCGTCACGAGAATCGGTGATGGCGGCGGAACCAACTACCGCACCTACGCGCATATCGCCGGAGCGATTGATACCTCTAGCCGGGTAGTAGGAAACATCTACGACGGAACTACGGCGCTTACGCCGGGGAACGTTACCTCGGTCATCACGACTTCTGGAACGGTAGACGTATCCAAGCCGAAGGCTGGTGTCACGCTGCCCCGCAGCGCCCATGATGCCTCCCTGACCAGCGCGATTGATTCGTCCAGCAGGCTGGTTACTTCGGTGTACGACGGGACTACGTCCCTTACGCCCGCTAACCTCACCAATGCCATAACCAATGCGGGTCTTGTCAAGGTAGCAAATGCGACCGGGACTCTGCCTCGTGCTAACCACGATTCTTCGCTGACGAACGCTATTGATGCTTCGAGCCGCCTCGTGGGGTCGGTGTACGATGGCACCACCGCCCTCACTCCTGGTAATTTGACAGCCGTCATTACCACGGCAGGAACCGTAGATGTATCGAAACCTAAGGCAGGGGTTACCCTGCCACGGTCGGCTCACGATGCCTCCATCACGAACGCCATCGACACCTCCAGTAGGCTTATCACCTCGATCTATGATGGAACAACCTCGCTTACTCCGGCGAATTTAACTAATGTTATCACGAACGCCGGACTCGTCAAAGTGGCTAACGCTACCGGGACACTCCCCAGAGCGAATACCCACTCTTCCATCACCAACGCGATTGACGCCAGTAGCAATATCGCAAGCACCCCGTTCTCTGGTGGCCTATTGAAGCCCGATGGCTCTCTGACAAACGTCCATAGCGTAAGTAGTGCCTACACCTACAATCTCGTAGCCAATCAGCCGATTTCGTTTAGCGCGGACATTGCCATGGGGTCGGGCGGCACGAGCATTGGCCTAATTCTCGGAAACACAACCTACGGGTACGGCATCACCTGGGATAACGCAAATCACATCTATATCGCCAAGTGGGTCAACGGTGCCTTCTCGATCATCTCGAATCTTGTGTCCGCTACGTTGGATAACAATTTCCATACGCTGCGACTTACCGTAACGGCAGCGACTTCAGGCGGCAACTTGATCGAAGCCTCGATTGACGGCTACGTTCCAAACACGGTGTACGATAGTTCGGTCTCGCTAATCTCGGGCCCAATCAACGTCATGCTGAATACCGGAAATAGCAGCGGCGTAGTTCGCAACTTCCAGACGTATGTAACGACAAACCATTATGGTACTGCCCCTCAGGCGCTGACTACAAACTTTGACTTCAGCGGGATACTTAAGGGCTCTGGGACGATGAACACCAACGTCCCGAACTCCACGGCCTGGACGACGGACTTCAAGTTGCATTGGTCCTCAATCGGGACGGGGACGTTTACGATGCGGTTCTGGTACGACAACGGTACGTCCTCCACGAACAGTACGATCTGGAGGCCCAACGGCACGACGATCAACTTGGGATATTCGACGCAGAGTTCTCCCTCGGCAAGCCTGACGGGTGTAGCCTCCGGCGCACCCATCTATATGTTGGCTTACTACCAGGGCGGCATTATGACTGTAACGGCTTCACTCACGTCGTTCTCGCAGTCCACGGTCAATCAGGCTTATGCCGATGGAGGGTACGTTGCCTTCAACGCGACAACTCAGGCATCTTCACAGATCACAGGAGGAGGTTCTGGGTCTGCCGCTGGCGGCGGTTCGACTCAGCAGCACAATAACTTCTAATGAGACATCGTATTCACGTTTACGCCGCTTCGGCGGACGACATGGAAGCCGCGATGAAGGACGCCGGGGGCGTGGCCTTCGAGTGCTTCCCCTTCGGCGGAATAGTGGTCGGGTACATTGATGTACCAGGTCATACGGTGCGTGGTATTCTGCGAAAGGATAGCCGCGTAACTCTCCTGCCGAATCGCCATTCACAGGGAAACGACATATCCAAACATGCCGCCGCCCTCAAGATACCTAACGCAAAGACCGCCAGAGATATCTTCTCGGCGGTCTTCAGCGCGACGAATTGGGACGTGTACGACCCGGACTTCTAACTAAGGCACCCGTAGCCGCCCTCGAAGTAGGCTCCTGCGGCCATCGGGTTCGATCCACCGTACATACTGCCCTCTATAAACACGACTCTCCCATCGGAGGTCTTGAACAGCACTACATCATCAAAGGCTGCCCCGAAGGCATCCAGCGTGATCGATGTCTCGCTATTCGTCCATTGACTGGCCGATAGCGTAGACACATCGGGACCATGCGCCAGGGCAACTCCTCCGTTGGGGAAGTACACCGTGGCGTTCTCCGGGCCAGTGATGTAGACATCTGACCCGGTAGTCATGGCCTGTGGTACTGCGGTGCAATTGGCGTCGAACGTGAATCCCACGGCATCCGGCAACACCGGGGAGCCACCGTTATGCGGGGCGACGAGCGCCAGACTCAGGATCGCCCACAGGTTATTTGTGGTAGTCACCCCGTTAACAGTGGCGCTGATCGTGCCGCTCTGGTCCTTGGCGTTCGTCTTACCGATCAGAATGACGGCAGGACTGGCACTCGGATTCGGATAGGGCGGGTTCGGAGTAGCCTCGACCGATACCGCCGAGGACGTGGTAGTGAAGTCTACCACCGCTCCCGGAGAGGGCACCGGGCTCACGCTGACCGTAACGTAGGCCGGGGACCCTCCGCCCGCATCGAATGGGCTCTGCCCACCCGTGGGGCTCTGGACTATGACCGTCCCGGTCAGGGTATCCATCGTTACCCGCGAGGTTTCCGGGCGACGGAGAGCCGCCGCCAGTCCGGCCTGGGACGCAGGCTCCCAATGCAGTTTTAGACTGTAGTGGGTCGGAGTAGGCGTAGCAACGGGCGGATTCGAGTTAGGCGAGGAGCCTCCGCTCCCACACGCGGCCAGCATCATGGATGCGGCCATAACCATTAAGAGTTTCTTCATATTGACACCCTCCATAACGTAAGACAGTTATGAGGAGTATAACATACAAGGAAAGGTATAGCAACATGGAAGTCCCCAACATCGAAGACCAACGTCAGGCCCATATCGAGAAGTTCAGCACGGACCTTGCGGCCCTGCTCCAGGAGGCGATTCAGAACATCCCTCTGAGCATGATCCAGAAGGTCGTCGCGAACCACCAGGTCGATCTGAGCAATCTCTATACGCAGGCCTTACTGCAACAGCAGTTTGCCTCTTTGGGTCAGAGTGCTCAGGAAGCCTCGAAGGTGGTCGAGGGTATATATGAACCCGCACCTGAATCATAGTGGTCTAGACACCGGAACACAGATACGACACTGTCTCGGTTGTGGGGACCCGTTGCACGACCCTCACCGAACTCTCTCCGACCACGTCAATGGGACGTGGCGGCACTACCTCTTTACGGACTACCCGGTCGTTTACGCTACGGACGCTGATGGAAAAACACTAGAAGGTGTAGTGGCCATCCCCGCCCGGAGAGTCCTCTCGCTCGTGCCTACTCATAACGGTATCTCCTACTGTCTCGACTGCCTCCCGTCCATTCAGGAAACGGGCTGTGGGGGCTGTGGGGAACCTGTGGATAGACAGGATGAGCACTCCGAATCCGAACTTCTGACCATGAAAGCAGAGGCCCAGGTCAATGGCCCCCTGCGCTTCGTGGACTGGCATATTGACTGCCTCCCTTCGCCGGAGTTCAATGCGATTCGTCAGGAAAGGCAAGAACGGCAAATCTAAGAAATAGGTAGCCCCCGTTGTTCAACCGCCTCTCGCATCGAGCCCTCGATGCAATCCAACACGTCATATCGTCACCCCACTTCTTCTGGCTCACGATTCTTGTCACAGTAATCTGGATGTCGCTCAACATTGTCCTGGTAGTACAGCATCACCGTCCGTTGGACCCGCCTGCTGATTTCTTCCCAGGACTAATCTTGGGCTATTCCCTCATGGCCCTCTGGGTCGAGAACGCGATGAAGGTCCAGCAGAAGCAACAGCAAGATATGGCCCAACAGCAACTCGATAAGATCGAGGAGTTGGCTAAATGTCTCGTGGATGGCCAACATACCAGCCTCAACTCACTCGTCGCCCTCCAGAAGATGGCCGAGGAGAACGAAGAACGGGATGCCCTTATTCAGGGGTTAATCTCTGTGGTAGACCATACCGTGGATACCGTCGAGCGCACTACGGAAGAAATCCTGCGCCTTCAACAGAAGGAGGTGACCGAGTAGTGTCTGCTGGCGTATCCGCCATGAACCTGGCGAGACTGGAGAGTATCCAGTCTCGTCTTACACAAATCAAAGAAAAACAAGGACGTTAATATAATGTTAGGACACCTCGTATTTAACGGCCATACGCGCTTACTCAAAATGTATATCAAGGGTGCGGCAGACCTCGGTAAGCCCGATGGCCTGCTCCACACCATTGATTGTCACGATGTCGGCGTGAACGATGGCAAACTCAGCGACCCCTACGGCAATCATTGTAAGTGCCCCCCGGGTGACTACGTCGTGGGCGTTCCGATGGCCTGTGCCACGCGTAACGCTGATGGCACGGTAACCCAGCATAACAGCGATGACCCCGCCTATGGCTGCTGGTTCATTCCCCTCTCGGATGCAACCCCGAACGGCGGCTTTGCACAGCACAACCGAGCCGGAATCGGTATCCACGGCGGCGGCTCGGACCTCTCTAACCCGTTCGCTCTGCATCAAGGATGGGAGTACACGTACGGGTGTCTGCGCTGTCAGAACGCAGACCTGGAGCAAGTCCTGGTACCGTTCGTCAACTTCATTCATCAGCACGGCGGCGACGTGACGTTGTCCGTCGTGTGGGAGGACTAGATGTCTATTCAGCAACTTGGACAGGCAACTAATACGGGCTTGCAGAGCCCGCATCTGAGTTTCATGGCGGCGGTCGCTGGGGTCGCCGCCATCTCCCAGAGTCCCCAGGACTTCAATCTGCTCTTTGGTCCGCAACACGGCCCCCAGGCCTACGTTGTGGCCAAGTGGTTTGCAGCCTTCTGTCTGGCCGTAGCGGCCTACGGGAAATCGGTGGTGGGTGGAGATGCCAAGGCTTAGTCTGCCAGACTTCTTCCACCACTACCTCGGGTGGGCGATTCTCATCGTGCTCTCGTACTTCTGCATCATCAACCCGATTCTGAAGCACCTGGACACGGTCGAAACCCATACCTACACAGGCCCGAAGGTTGTGGCAGTGCAACCTACCCCACAGAATGTTACTACCAGGACAGCCGATTATGCGGAGAAAGCCATCGCAGACAAAGCCACGATTGCGGCCCTGAAGGGTGAAGTTCTACAACTCAGCGCCTCACAGCGGACCATAGCGAATGCGGTGGAGCATCTGGGGGTTAACGCAAAATTAGCAGCCGCCGCCTCTGAAGGACTAAGTCGGCCTGCTCCTAAGGTCGAAACTCTCACCGTGGGAACACAGAGCAAAGTTGTGGCTCCCTCACCTGGTCCTACCGACGACCAGATCGAGCGTTCGATGAAGAAAGTGCTCGCAGAGAGCACGATCAAGAACGACACGCACGTTACGGTGGACTGGAAGGATAAACCCGTTTCGCCTATCTTCGCGGCCTACGACTCGGACGGCTCGTCCGGTGTAGGCGTGACGATCAAGAAAGCCCCGTCCTATAACCTGGATGGCCTCTTCCTGGTCGGCACGAACAGCATGAAGTTAGGTGCAGGCCTGGAGCATCCCATAAAGGGTACAGGTCTCGGGGCAGGCATCAGCCTGACCGTAGATAGTCGTACTCATCAGCCGACCTTCGGGTTCTTACTAGGAATACATAATTAGGTCGGACGGGTAGATTGACAGGGCCGCAGGTCCCAGGTACACTTGAGAGAACAGTAACCAACCCCTCCCCATGATAGGGAGGTTCTACTGAGAGGGAGCCATGAAGAAAGACTCGCCACTATGACAGCCCCTCTGTTATCCACAGGGGATGCCCTCGTAGACGAATGGGTTGCCCGCGTCTACCGCATCCTCAGGGACAACAACGGCACCGTGCAGCGTTGCCTGGACTGCCCCGAAGAGGACTTCGATGCCTTGCCACCACAGTTGCGGGCAGAACTTCGGGAAGTGACTACCGAACTACTACCGGACCTGCTCAAAACCCCTACAGCCGCATAATACCCAGGAACTTGGAATAAGTAAAGAAGCCCCCTCGGAAGAGGGGGCTTTTATTCATTCCTACGGGACTGTGACACGAACCGTGCCTAATCCTCCCATGTGCAACTCGTCACGGACGAGTGGGGTAACATCGAGAACCCTTCCAGGTTCTCCAGAGCCTGTGTCGTTAACCCGGCACCATGACCGGAAGACGACTTTCTTACCGTTACGATACGCAATTCGCTCTATCGTGACAACGGCTCCTACGCGAATGGGGGTCCCACCAAGTACGGCACAACGGTGTGCATGAGGATTGTAGTGTTCTCCGGTAGCGGTTACCGCCGCTGTACCGATCCCGTTACATTCCCCCGGCTCTAAGCAATCGTAGTACGATGCTATGCCTTCGACGTGGTGAGGTCCATTATGCGCCTTCGCGGGGGTCATGTTAGAAATCACTAGCATGATTCCTAACAAAACTCCCGTGAGGAGTCTTATCAATACGGACCTCCTTGCTTACTTTAATTGGTCGGGTCGTTACTGTAGTCTACTACAGTTTTGGGTTTATCGTCAAGGTTGAGCAGAGCCGATTTCAACTCTGACTCCTTGATCATCAGGACAATACTCGGGTCAGGAGCATCATTCCCATCAATAGGCCCGTCGAGGGGCTCGCCGTCGTAGAAGACGACCATGTCTGCTACCTTCGGGACAGACACCCGCTCAATCCAGAGCGACTGACCCATCTTGACAAAATAGCGTCCATCTTGACGCGGTAGTAACTCTAACACGCTAACCGATTCTCCATTGACTGCGGTGGTTCTATGACCGGAGGGTCAGCCTGACGGAACGGGGCACCCCTCATCCAGGCATGAACGGTCTGGGCATGAGTATCGCTGATATGCTGCTTAAGGTCTTCGTGACGGTCCTCGTGGGCCTCATGTCCCCGCTTCTGCGCCACCGCCAGCACGAAGATGAGGATGAGTTGAATCACGTTCGAGATCGTCAACAGGAAGACGAACGGGAACGGGTCCATACGGGTAACCGTCCCGACCACAATCCAGACGACCTGGACGATGATAGCGGCTACCAGGGCAATCGGTGCGGAGATAATCTCCTCCACCTTCTTGCAGAAGTTCTCTATCACAGGGGTACTCCTTGCGTTACGATGTCGTATGCCGTGATGCCAGCGGCATCATCAGGCAGTTCGAGATAATAGGCTACCAGGTCTGGACTGACGACCTGCATGGCCAAAGCCTTGGCATCTGCCGGGGTGGTGATCTGCACGAACTGAGACTTGAGGGAATCCAGATTTACTGGATTCCCCTTGGTCTTGGCTTCGGTGACGAAGAGGGCGGCCTTCATCGTTTACCTAATCTATCGGCGCACTTATTACAGTAGTTCTTAGGTCCGCCTTTTGGGTCGTACCAATACGTCTTACCACAGTCGTTACAGGTACGCTGAAGAAGATTAGACTCCACAGGAGCCACCACCACGAAGGTCGCACACGTCAAGCGGCTTCGATGCCTCGAAGTCCGTCATTTCCTTGACGACTGCCTCCGCGTCTTTCACGTCAAACGGTACTGCCAGCGCAGGCGATGGTTCTTTCTCCTCACCCTTCTCCTCGAAGATTTGCCCGAGGTGCTTCAGGGCCGTGTGATACTTCACCGGGGTGAGCGGCTGTCCGCCGCGACTTCCGTCCGGGTAGCAAGTGATACCACGGAGTTTCGGCAGATACTTGAGGAGCATATTGCCGAAATCCTTAACCAGGCTCTCGTTATTCGCCTCGCTCCCCCAAGCCGGGAGATTGATGGTGGACGAGATACCATGGTCAACGTACTGCTGAACCCAGGCCTGAAATGCCACGCGGCGTTCAGGGCTGATGCTGTAGGCGTCCTCGATGTTATCGGGATTGACCCCCTGGTCTACCAGGTTCCGAACCACCGGATCGATGTTGTACTGATAATGCCAGGTCTTGTGCTTCAGGTAGCGGCGTTTATACGCCGCACAGAAGATGGGTTCGATCCCGGTAGTAGTCTCTGCCAGAATCCCAATGGTCCCTGTAGGGGCGATGGCACGGGTCTTGACCGGACGGCTGATACCCAGACGGTCGGCCCATATCCATGCGACGAACGTAGAGCCACCGTAAATCTCCAGATACTTGCCGAGTTCAACGTCGGGTCCGTACTTCTTACCACGGGCGATGAGCCACTCGTGCAGGCCCATCACACCCAAGCCAAGGCGACGGTTCTTCTCCCTGACCTGGTAGACTTTATCGTAGGGCAGGTCCGAGTACAACGTACCCGCGAGCAAGAAGATCGTGGCCAGTTCGGTCACCTTCTGCATCTCATCCAGGGAGTCAATGCGAGCAAGGTTAATGGAGCCGAGGTTGCATACGTCGCTGTCATCAGCCGAGGTTACCTCGGTGCAGGCGTTGCGAAGGTCTTCTCCGGCGTTGGGACCTACATCAATCGAAAATCCGGGTTCGCCCGTCTTGAGCATACGCTCGACGGCGGCCCAGTACACCGACTGAGCATGAGCGTTCTTGGTGTGAGTGGTGTCATGGTAGGCATCGAAGAACTCGTCATCCAGCGCCGTAGAGATGTTGGTCATATCCATCGGGGCCGGGAAGTTGAAGTTCTTGGCTTTTAGATCGCGGACTTCTTTGTCCCAATCCTTGAGCCGGATGAACTTGTGCTGGTCTGCGTGGCTCCAGCGCAGGCCTGCCCAGATTGCGGAACGGCGTGAGCCACCCTGCATGATGAAGCGACCATCCTCGTTCACCATGTTCATCAGCGCAATCGGGCCCGTAGAGAACCCGCCCTTGCGTTTCAGCGGAGCACCCTCAGGGCGCAGACGGCTGTAGTTAACACCGATACCGCCACCCGACATAAGGGCTGACACAGCCCGGTGCGTAAGGTTGGCCCACTCCTCGCTACTGCACTCTTCGGTGCGGAGCAGGAAGCAGTTATTGACTTGGTGCCACTCACGGCCCGCTGAGGCCAGGTAGCGCCCTCCCGGGAGGAACTTGCGATGGTAAATCAGGTCGGCTATCTGATCGATGAGATCGTCTACTACCGTGTCAGGCAGGCGGCCTCGTAGAACTCCGAGTACTGCCGTGGGTACTCGTCGTGATATCTCTGCCCAGGTCTCTTTACGAGTACCGAGGTCCCAACTGTATTTCTGAAGGCGGACATCCTCTGCGAAGGGTCCGAATACATCCGTGTGAATTTGTCTACTCCGTTAGTGTGAAATTGCTATTCTGATCTACGAGGCCAGCGGCTGGCTACTCTGATGCAGTAGAGTAGAGCGGCGGTGCAAACGACCGCCGCAAAGTATCCACTCACGTCCAGCACTAGATATCTACCTCTACTGGACCTGCTTCTTCGGCCTCTACGTGGGCCTCCATCTGCCGCTTCATGCGGTCAGGATGGACGATATAGTTCTTAGTGTCGGCACCTTTGTCGGTGAAAAGGACGCCGTTGTCGTGGTCGAGTTCATGCTGAATGACCCGGTAGAGTTGCGGGTAGTAGCCCGAGTTATGAAGGTCCTGGTTGTGGTAGAACTTCAGACGCCATTCCTTCCCGGTCTGCGCGTCGTAGGCTACGACCCGAATCCAGGCATAGCGAGCAACATCTGCCGTCACACCCGCATGGGACATACATCCTTCCGGCCCCCATATCTTCTCCTCGCTGTGCTCCACAATACGAGCGTTGACCATCGGCACCCACTCGTTATTGTGTTTGACGATGAAGATGCGCCTGTTGACACCGATCTGGCTGGCGGCTAAGCCAGCGCAGTTCGGCATGGTGTTGGCATACCCGACAAGCGCCTGGATGATCTCCTGCGTCTTGAGCGAGGTGGGGTCACCAACGGTTTTCGAGACAACGTGAAGACGCGGGTCTTCCGGGTCTTCCAAAATGCGATATTTAGAAGTGATGTGTGGATTAAGGTATCTACTGTTGTCAAACATTTACAGTACGCTCCAAGTAGTCTATTGCGGAGAGTATTGCTGGAACCGACTCCCTAAAGAATCCGATGCCACAGTTGCATTGATGGCATAGTAGTCCTCTGACGAGGCCAGTCTTGTGGTTGTGGTCTACGAAGAGTTTATCGGACTTCTCTCCGCAAATGGCACACTCCCCCTCCTGAGCCCTCTCCATGGCTTCATACTGTTCTGGCGTAATGCTATATGCAGTAGTGAGGTTACGCTGCCGAATGAACTCTGAGTAACAGTCAAGGCACCTTCGCCGTGCCTTGAACCTGCGAACCCGTGAGGGCTTGAAGCCTGACAGTTCCTTTTCTAGTCCACATCGGATACAAGTCTCGGTAGTGATAGAGGACTTCTTGACGGCCCGTATCTCCACGTTTGCCGAGTTACGGCAGGATTTACAGCGGGATTGGTATCCGTCCCCGTGATCTGTCGGGGAGAACTCCGAAACTAGTTTTACCTGACGGCACTTAGAGCAGGCCTTAGTCGGGGTCAATTCACGCTCATTTCGTAATCGAATTGTGAGTTGACCATGGCGACGACGGCTTTGCGAAACCATCCTCTGTCATGGTAGCACGTATTGCAAACGAACGTCAGCGACTCTTCTCGAAACGTCGGGTCTTTCGTCACGTCGTCCGGGCTATCAGTACCACCGAGATAGTACTTGCCACAGCCTTCGCATTGAACCGCGATACCGAGTGCTTCAAGGGTTACTTCCATGTCTTTCTTTCTCCGTTAGGACGCGGCGACCGCGTACTCCACGCGGCCTTCCGCTACTGCGTCATCTATGATCTTGTCTAGATCAACCGGGGCGACATCGCTCTCCAGTTGGGCCAGCCGCTTTAAGATCGTCGTGGCGACGAACTTAGCGTCCTCTCTGTTAAGTTCGATACTTGTTGTCCCATCCCGAATATCAATCCGAGTATACTCGGTTCCACCCTTGCTATTCGAATCTACCTTAGTTATCTTGACTATTGCCATTAGACCAACTCCAATGCTACGTCTACCGGGTCAGGCGGTGGGATTTCAGTCTCGCCCCACCGTTCCGGGTAGACTTCTGCCGAAGTCTTCATCGGGATTCCCGGAAACTCCAGGCAATGTTCCATGATGTAACTTAACTCCTCGGGCAGATCAGTATAATCCCATTCGTCTGCCCAGGCACGAAACAGGATTTCGTCGTGAATCCCGGTAAGCACCCGGGTCTTATATCCGTGGGCTTTCAGGTGCCGATCACAGAGCACAATGGCCAGTTTAATCTGATCCGCTGCCGTTCCCTGAATCGGGGTATTCGCGCAAAGACGGTCAAGCGCGGACTCAGCCTGTGGCGTCATCCCCGGGAGATACCGTGCAGGGCGGCGACGACCGAGAACGGTCTGGACGTAGCCGTGCTTCTTGGCAAACTCCTTGGCCTGGTCTGCTAACTTCTTAAGACCAGGGAACCGTTTGAAGAAGTCTGTGATGAAGGCCTTCGCTCGCTCTACCGAACACTCGAAGATTTCAGCCATCTTGAACTCGGATGCCCCATAGGACAGCGCAAGCACAGCGGCCTTACCCTTATCGCGTTCTTTCTTCTTCGGACCTGTCTTGGTATAGTCAGCCGACACGCCGCCGTAGAACACAGCGGCAGTCTCCGAATAGATATCCCCTCCGGTGTTGACAATCTCCTTAAGGAGAAGGTCACCAGAGAGGGCGGCCTGAATCCGCAGTTCCTGACCTGAGAAGTCTTTGCTGACCAGGTAGTAACCAGGGCCCGCCATGAAGGCTCGCCGGATGGTGTTGCCCGTCCGGGCAGGCATCTGCAGAATGTTCGGGTCACTACAACTCGTCCGCCCCGTTTCACTCCCGATAACCCGGAAGTTGGGATGGACCTTGTAGACGACTGAGCCATCAGCCTGAACGTGCTTGACGACAAGTTCGGGGAGTGAATCCACGAACGCCGTCTTGAGTTTGTACGTGGCCCGGTAGTCAGAGAGAAGCGGGATGATGGGGTGACGGTCTTTGAGTTTGACCATCACGCCCTTATCCGTCGAGTCACCTTTGACGCGGGGCAACCGCAAGCGGTTGAACAGCAGATCGGCTACGTCGTTCGGCTTATCCAGGTCCCCAGACCAACTATACCCGAGTGCCTTGTGGGCACAGGCAAGTACGTCAAACGCGCAGGCCCCTAAGTCACTCTTCATCTTCGAGGCCAAGTCATTCTGCAGATAATTGAGATCGACCAGGAAGCCTTCGCGCTCCGTTTCGTAGTACACGTTCGCGACAGGCATCTCCAGTTCGTGCATCAACTTGTGCAACTCTGGGGCCTTCTTCAATTCGCGTTCGGTGTACTCGTACCACTTCCAATGTAACTCGGCATCGTGAAGGGCGTAGTACGCGGCAACCTGTGGGTCAATTACTGTCCAATCGGTTTTGCCGAACTGCTCGGCATACGATGACCCGGTAGTACCAAGGTACTTCTCACAGAGTGGCTTGAGGCCTTTCTCGGGCTCATCCGGGGAGAGCAGCCAGACGGCGATACTGCCATCGTAGGACATCTCTCCGCAGGGCACCCCGGCCTGCTCCTCTAAGAAGTGGTAGTCGAAAGCAACATTAAAGCCGATGCGTTCGACGTTCGGGTCCGAGAAATACGGGCCCAGAACGTCTTTGAACTCCCGGTATGAAATCTGAGGGAGTAACGGGTGACGGAAGTTTACCAGGTAGGCCGTGCCACCCACGTAGAGCGAGAGGCATGATAACTTGTCACCCCAGGGATTCAGTCCACTCGTTTCCGTGTCAAAAGCGAACTTTCTATGTTTGGAGATATCTCGTGCTACCCTGCCAAGATCACGGACATCCTGGCAGATGACATAATTGGACGGCCACTTCAGCGCGGCTTTGGCTTCCGCAATGCTGTCGGCAATCTTCTTGTTCGTGCGCGTTCGGGTCTTGAGGCGCACACCTCCTCGAACGGGTTTAGCCGGAAGCACTACTCCGGGGAGTAGCGGCTTCGCATCTACTGTAGTCAACGTGCATCCTTGCTGTTAGACTTCCGTGATATTCCATCCACCCCCGTCTTTCTTCGGTTTGGCTTTGATGAGATAGAACCGAAAGGGGTACATATCAGCCGCGACTTTGAGTTTTACGCGGGCGTCGTCTTGCATGAAGCCTTTGGTTTCATGCGCCTCCAATTCACCGTTTTTCAACATGACGAAGAAGTCCGGGGTATAGAACGTGTTGTCAGCCAAGCGAAGTTTTATTCCTTCAAACTTGTACCAGGCCACCTCCCCACGCTCTTTACGATCCTGGAGGTATTTGTCGTAGGCTGCCTCAAGTTTGTTCATCTCGCCTGTCTTGAGGCGGCCTAACGCATAGAACTTCTTCCTGCCGAACCGTGGCATCTAGCGACGGAAACTAAAGGAACTCGTCCCCATCGTCTGAGCGACAGAGGCAGGGACATCGCCCCGCGCTTCCTCTACAGCCGCATCAATGCGGCTTTCCATGGCCTCTGCAACAGCGGCGTCAGCGGCTGTGGCTTCGCGGTCACGGCGGGCCAATTCCCACTGTGCCAGTTTGAACGGATTGGGACCGGATGCCCATTTCTGTACGACCTCAATCGGTAACTCCGACCAGGCCTTGCCCTCATACGGACTTCCAGCCTTCTTGATCTTCGCCTGTCCGGTCCAGTCTGAGCCGTCGTCAGCGAAGGGCTTGCGGGCACCACCACCCGAGTAGGAGCCACGACCACCACCCGAGGACGGAGAGTAGCCACGACCAGAGAAGGTCGAACCTCCCGACGCCGCAGGTTTAGAAGCCGCCGCAGGCGGGGACGAAAGCGGACGTGAGGCTGTTTCCTCCGTCACTTTCTTGGCATACATCGAATGGCCCATGTGCAGGCCGCGAAGCAGGGCCTGTCGCCGTGCCATGGTCAGTAGGCCTGCGAAACTCATCTCCTGTCCAGGGCGAGCCTCGGCGTAGCCGCAGACCTCGGCAAAGAACGGCCCACCGCTCGGGTCAGCAACCGCAATCGTGTAGGACACGTAGGGGCGACCGTCCGGGTAGAAACCTTCGCGAGACTTCTCGCGGTAACCGTTGGGGAACAACTCGTGGAGGGCCTGATAAATGGCCTGTGCGGGTACATCTGTGAACCCGTCTGCATCCTTGGGGAAATCGCCTTCCTTGAAGATATCCACCAAGTTTGAAAAGTTAAGTGTATTCTGTTCTTCCATGAAACCTCTATAATCTATTGTACTACCAGGATTGGTCGTGGTCAAGTCGAACGCTTGTTCGAGGTTCAAACCTACCTACTTAGGTATTGACATATCAAACATTTACGTCTATTCTTGGGTTAGTCCCAACAGAAAGGATAATATGCCTGTAGTGCCTGGAATCATCTACCGGGCGAACATTGAGGACGGCGAGAGCGTCTTCTATCGGGAATTGATGGAAACTATCGCTCCGATCAACGCTGTGCGCGAGGCCTCCGGTGAAGCCCCGCTAACGTATCGGCAAGTAGTGACTGAAGGATTGGGACTGCCGGATTCATTCACAGGGAAGATCAAAAGCGGTAAATACGTCCCGACAAAAGACAAACTCGAAGCCTGTGCCGCGTTCTTAGGCGTAAGGCCTGAGGGGTGGGACACCTATGTTCGCCGCTACGCAAACGAACGTCTGAATGACCCTGCGGTCATCGAACTGTTCCGTCTGCTTGCATCCCTGCCCGTACCCGCCGACAGCATTGTGCTCAAGGGGGTACTTAAATGGGCGAATAAGATGGTGGGGAAAGCAAAGCCCCACCACCCTAGTTCAGCCGCCGCATAGGAGCCTCGCAAGGGGCTCCTTTCTTGTTAGTTAACCGCCTGCGGTCATCAGGTTGTGATGCCCTTCCGTGCCCGTGGTCGGTGCCTCGGTAGTAACTTCCGCTTCAGGAGCGGTGGTCTCGTTCTCGGCCTCGGCACCCGGCATAGCCGGGGCAGTATCGTCTTCCGTGCTGACGGTCGGGATGTCGCTCGGGAGCGAGCCATCCTCCAGCGGGGCCGCTTCCGTGCGGGTTACTGCGAAGACTGCGACCGCAACGATGAGCGCGACGAGACCCGCGATGATGGCGTGAAGGTGGGGGATATGCAAAGTTCTGTCCTTGTCCTTTTCTGTTAGTTAGTAATCGGTGACTCCCGGAACCGTCCGGGCAGGTTGGCGACCCTCGTCGCTACTCAGCATCTTCGCCACGGGTTGATCCGGGAGCGACTCTGCTGACGTGGTAGTAAGGCTGACCGCCTTGTGTGCTCTCGCGGTATTCCGCAGAGCCTGTGCCCACCCGGGCATCGTGGTGCTGATGAATCGTTCGACGGCGGCGTCATCCGCCAGAGTCTCTGACCCGCTCAGAATCGTTCCGCTCTCATCAGAGAGAGCAAACGAAATTGATAGCATACATTCTCCTATAAAAGCGCCAGGTCAATAGCGCCAAAGTCAGGCAGAGCCTGCTCAACCGCGATCTTCGTCGCGAGATAATGTTCAACGTCTTTCCATGATCTGGCCCGGAAGGGTGCGTTTCCCCCTGGCCAATGCAGGTCTATTTGGTTATGCGGTGCATCCATAAGGATCGTGTCTATCCCCGCCCGCTGCGCGGCGTAGACCACGCCGGGGTGGTCATCTATAACCAGGTCCGTCTTCAGCGCCTTCAGGTCTTTAAGTTTATCGCCTTTTGAGAAGATGATATCTGAAAATATGCGGGGCGGACATAATCCGTATTGCCGAAACCATTGCAGAGTGGCCTCCTGAGTCTCGGCATCTCGGGCTGTGACAGCGGTGAATAGAACCCTTGCGCGGGTCATCTTTGTAAGGGTAGAAAGTACCCCGGGACGTAGTTTATGCGACCGCAGGACATACGGATTGAGCAGGCACTCATTCCAGCACCTGGGACAGAACTTCTGCCAATAGTCCCAATGCGTCTGTACCTCATTTGATGAGGGCACGGGGTGGGTACAAAACCCCCCGACCCTACGTATCCGCATAAAGTCGCGCCACACCGTGTCGTTCTTGATCATGGTATTGTCTATATCCACCGCAACCCGTAAGATCGGTTTCGTTGGAGGGCGGACCAGGGGCTTAGAGGCTAGACGGTTCTCCGCTCGACGTTGGCGAGCACTTATCTCACCAGGTGTTAAAAGCCCCATCTTATATCTGCTTCTTTACGCGCTTGGGGGACGGTTTAGGGTTGCTGAGAATCTTGTTCATTACAAAGTTCACGTTCATCTCGAAGACCTCCAGCGAACCATCATTGCTGATGGTGTAATCGGGGATGAATGGGAGTTCTTGCTCGGAAGCATGGGCTGCGAGGCCCTTTGCTACCTTGCCATCGCGCGCTTTGATGCGCTGACGAATATGCTCCTCGGGGGCGTTGACGAGTACGTCGTAACCTCCCAGACGTTTCAACAACTTCATCTCGTTCTCGAAGCGCAGATCATCCACTGCTACCCGGCCACCTGCCATGAGGATCGGCTTCACCTTCTTGGTGAACTTGTCGGTCCAGTAGTTTTCATCCTCACCACGACGATACTCGGTACCCCACCATTGCATCAGCGGACGCAGCACCTTCTTGTTCTTGGTGATGAACTCGATCATGGCCGCTTCGTCCGGGTTCTTGGGGAACGCCGTCAACTCAGCAGAGAACGAGTCCACTACCTCTTGAGGGGTACCCGTGGGGAACTTGAAATAGCCCGCATCCAGCGCCGAGTAAATCTCCAGGCGCAGGGGGTCCGCAAAGGCTACCTTGACAAATCCAAGTTTCTCCACACACAGATTCGCCGCGTGGGTCTTGCCCGCGCCAAGCGGGCCTCTGAAGGATACGAGGGCCATTCTACTCCTGCTCTGCTAATGCTGTTAATTTGCCGTAAACCTCAGGGGTAAGGCGGTAGAAATGCAGACGGGTAGAACGGCTGTTGTTGAAGAAGGACTCGTCATCTACCTTAACGGCATCTTGAAAGACGAGGCCATCCAGCAGGCCGAGTATAAGGCGACGGGAAATAAGCGTCTTGACGCCGCGCAAGTCGGGGCACTCCGTATAGAGCGCCAACTCAATCTCGCTGACTAGTGCGCCTCTGTGTTCACTCCGTTGAATTTCGTATATGGCTCGGACTACGGTATCTGTATTGATAACGTCCATCACGTCCAGCACCTTCCTTGGTTCAGACACTATTTAATACTACTGTAAATGGTAGTGGCTGTCAACACCCGCTTGACATACTCAACAGATAATGGTATTGTGAGGCAGTCACAGGGTAGGTGTGAGCCTACGGGTAACCTTGGCTTAGACGCAGGCCGCGAGGGGAGATGCTCCCTTATGACCGACCTGCGAGCCGTTTAGCGCCTATCGCGTGTGGAGTGGGGGAGTCTGCTGGGGAGGCAGGCTCCCTTTCTTCATTGACAGACCCTTTACGGTCGTGATAAAATGGCTGTACCAGGCCTTCAAAAGAGGCCTGGTTTGGTAGGACCGAATAACTCTCCGGGGTAGGCGTAAGTCTCAACGTAGCAGCCAGAGACCCCGCACCGAGTCCAGAGACCCCGCACCGAGTCACTTATGAATAGTCTAATTCGATCCTGACGAAGGGAGATATTGTGTTATGGCTACAGCGTACCTATAAGAGAGAAGTAGGTCGCCCGCCGTCGCCTGCGTGGCGGTTAGGAACGCAGGGCACAACTGAATTAACAGAGCCAGGAAGTCCAGGGTATACCCCCTATGGCCCTGCCGTGAAGCAGCGGCATCCATAGGGAGTGCGAAGCGCGGTAACGTGTAGCACCCCTGGGCTTTCGTGCATCTTGACGACCCCCACCCATTATGGTATTATGAGATCACCTGGTAGTGGGTTAGTTCACGAGAGAATACGGCGCTTGAAATACAGCGCCGAGATGCGGCCATGAGAGATGCCGCCCGCCACTACCAGGTCCACGAAAGCGAAGACCGGAATACCTCATCTCAGGCAGACTAGGATCGATACATACTGATCCTGCCTAGATAGGAAACGGAGAGAGCAGAGTGGCGGCTCTGCGTTCCGCAGCCGCCCCGTGAATGGGAGGAGGAGGACGTAGGAGTTAGATCGCCCCGCATATCATACTACCAGGAAAGGTGTCAACTGTCAATGGTCCTAGCAGAACAGATGCTCGCAGCCTTCGAGGCGGCGGGCTATAAGACGTATGCTCGTGAGCCGCATGATTTCTCGGTAATGATCCCTGATGAACCCACCCGGATAGGGTTCTACTTCAACTACGAGGGAACGGAGTTGAAGGAAGCCCGGGTGGTACTGATGTGACAGGCGACCGATTCATCCGGCACCTCCATAAGAGAACCCGCTTCTGCCGATGCTGTGGCCCTCGCCCGACCAAGCGGGAGGTGCGGCGGGCTATTAGACGAGTCAGAAAGAAGTTGACACGCACTACCGATCATGGTAGTATGAATAGGTAATGGACAAGGAAGTCTTAGACCAAACGCCGCCCGGTGGAACCGTATATGGCGGCCTCGGACCTGCTCACGGGTCCGCAAAAGACCTGTCGTTTCTGAATCTCGCGGCAGGCCAACTCAAGATTCGGGACCGCGACCAGGCTAATATAGCCCTGGACGTTATGATGATCTCTGCAAAAGCCCCCGGTTCGATTTCGGTGGAACTGTTGACGGCGGCAGAGAACACTCTGAAAGAGTACCTCAGTCCCGTTCCCCATGCTGACACTTCCTCCTAAGAAGAAGTGTCCGGGTTGTAACACCGAACTCCCCCGCGAAGCCTTCCGTAAGGACTCAGGCCGTTTTGACGGTCTGGATTCATACTGCAAGGGCTGTCGTCGGGAGCAGACGACCCGCAACCGTCCCCGCGAAAACGCCCGATGGAACGCTCATCGCAAGGCAAAAGGGGCCGCTTGGAGTAGAGCGAGGACCGCAAGGGACCCGCGCAAAGTCAAGGCTCGGTATGAGGCGAAGAAGGCTCATCCTAAGCCCAAGAAGTGCCTTATCAGAGGTTGTGCAAACCGTGGCGTCCGCCACCACTATCTTGGCTATGATCCGGCTCACCATAAGGACATACTCTGGCTTTGTCCCAAGCACCACAACCTGGAGCACTTGCTGGAACGAGCCCGTTCCCGGACAGGTCCGTCGTACTTCACGACACGACATAACCAACGCCTTACAGGCGGGTATGTCCCGGGGACGGCTGTGGTCGTCAAGAAGATTCACAAGGTAGAAGAACACAACCCGGAAGTCAACAAGTATCTCGGTCAGAAAGGCCGGGTAGTCCTGAAACTCCCGAACGAGTGGGATATGGGCAGGATGTACCGGGTTGAGTTTGACGATCCCAATTTACCCCCGCTGGCCTTCTTAGGCCGCGAACTGAAAGAGGCATAGCATGACCCTGTTTGAGTATGCGAAAGCAAACCCGGACCTGGTAGAACAGGCGAAGCGGCGGGCTGAATTGGAACTGTCCGGGTACGCGGAGTCTACGATTACTCTTGATAAGGCTGCCGCAATGCTGGCATGGGCCTATCTTGGAGCGCATCGTGCAGGCAAGGAAGGGCGCGACCTCAGTTGAGATTATTTCAGACCGCCCCGGATGGGGGACAGGATTCAGGCGTTACGGGACTATTCGTGATAGAGATCAAGTCTCTGTTCTCAGTAGTGCTGTTGCGCTTCAAAGACGGTAGCCGCGAGGCCTACCACGACCACGCTTTCAACGCGCTCTCCTGGGTACTGAAAGGCCGCTTCATCGAGAAGAAACTCGGCGGTGAAGAAACACTCTACACGCCGAGTCTGAAACCGAAAGTCACGAAGCGAGACAACTTCCATAAAGTCATCAGTCAGGGAGAAACCTGGGTTCTGACGCTCCGTGGGCCGTGGTCGAAGACGTGGCACGAATACAAGAACAACAAGATGGTCACCCTGACGAGTGGCCGAGTAGTATTGAAAGAGGCATAATGGCGCTCCCTAAATGGAATTGGTGGGCTGAGCAGTCACGGATGGCGCATCGCCCTGACGCGAAGTGTTGTGCAGGCTGTAAAGGCGCGCAGGCCGAGCGTGAAAAGAACGGCATAAATAAACAATCCAATAGGTGGTTCAGCAAGTTCGCTAATGGTTAACGTCAGAGCACAACTGATCACCTGGGGCTTCATAGGCCCCTCGGACCTACCTTCTGCTTCTGGCGAGTTCCGTATCGAGTGCCCGGACTGTCACAACCCCAAGAAGAAATGCTACATCTCGGCCACGGGCCGGGGTGTGTCATGCAAGCATTGCTCTCTGCGTGAATCGTGGCGGAAGTTTGAACGGCGCTTTGAGCCGCCGACTCCGCAGGAAGAGGCACTAGAGAAGTTCGTCACCGAAGGACAGAAGGCACTACTCGGTCATACCGACTTGATGCGGTACCTTCAAGACCGTGGCTTCACAGAAGACACGATCAAGACCCTGCGCTTCGGATTCTGCCCGTCATACACCCCGACCGCAATCGATCACGAAATAGGTCTGGCCAATGCCTCGGGTTGGGTTCTGCACGACCGCATCCTCATTCCGTACCTTGATGGTGGGAACCCGGTGGATGTACGGGGCCGCGTGAACCCGCTGGACCCGTACGCAGACAATAAGCCGAAGTACCTGGAGCGTTCCAAGCCTGGAGGAGAATCCAAGCCGGATGATCGCCATCCGTACTACCCGGTCACGATAGACCCTGAACAGCCTGTGGTGATTGCTGAAGGTGAGTTCGATGCGGCTATCCTGGTGCAGAACGGATTGCAGGCGGTAGGCGTTCCCGGGGCTAGTGCCGCGAACCCGAAGTGGTTCAAGGGCATGAGCGACCTATACGTCGCCTTCGACGGCGATAACGCAGGACGTGCTGGGGCCGCAAGCCTAATCCAGAAACTGCCTGAGGTTCGAGTGATCGAACTCCCGACAGGTATGGACTGTTCGGACTACATCGCGAACTTCACCTTTGCGTCCTTCGAGGCGCTGATGGGGAAGGCCGCGCTGTTCGTCCACGGCAAGCGCCAGAAGGATGACCGCTTCGCCTCCACGGTGGAAGACTTTTCGGCCTGGGCGTTCTCGAATGGCGCACTCCTGGGCCCTAAGATACCCTGGGCTCCGCGCCTAGAAAAAGCCCTCTCGGGATGGGCTCCAGGGTTACATCTCATCGGGGCCGAGGCCAACTCCGGCAAGTCGTGCTTCATGGTCAAGGCTTGCTACCAGGCCGCCATAGATAACCCGGAAGACACCGTGGCAGTCTACCTTAGCCTGGACGATACGATAGAAGAAGCCATGCAGCGCATGGTGTCCTTGCACACCCGTATCCACTTCGAATCGGTACGCTCTCCGCGTATCGCTTTCGACGGGAGACCGACGCTGATGGATGAGTTCTTCCAGGGGCTCGATGAACTGAAGCAGGTGAAGAACCTAGTCATGCGCGATGCGACCTATGGCCGCTCGCTCAACTACCTTCGGGCATACTTCGAGACTCTGAGGAACAAGTACCCGGATAAGAAGATTGTCGTCTTCATTGATTCGCTGGCGAAGATTACGCCGGATGCGTCAGAAACGACGAACGGCGATCCGGGCTCCACAGGGAAGACGAACTGGAAAGCCTACCTGGCCAGCGAATTGAAGTACCTCACAACGCTCTATAAAATCGCGGTGGTCACGCCTACGGATTTGCGGAAGTTGAACGACGACCGCCGTCCATGCCGAGATGACCTCAAAGATGCGGCAGAGTTAGCGTATGAGGCCAACAGCATCATCCTGGCATACAACGACGTAAACCGTCGCCGCGAACGAGCGACGTTGCTCTGGACCTACAACGCGGTTGAGGAGCATCCCCTGTTCGAAGTCATCATTGACAAGAACAAACTGACGACGTTCCGTGGCACGATTCGCTATGAGTTCTATGGGCCTTGCTCAGACTTCTGTGAGTTAACCGTTGCGGCAGACGAAGCGTGGAATCAAAAAGTGCGTGAAGAACGCGAAAAGAAAGCGAAAGAGGACTAATGGCCATTAGCAATAGCGACTACACCGTCAAGGTAGTATTCGATACCAAGGAACTGACCGAGAAACTCAATGCCATGATGACTAACGAGAATCTCGACAAACATTTCCTCCCGGCGCTCGAAGAGGCGCTGGCAGAGAATGATGTGGAGGATGCGTTCTGGCGTGGAGCGGAGGCCGCGAGTCAGGTCTTCCTGAGCGTTCTGACCGTTATGCAGGACGCCTCGACTACCGAAGGTGCTTAACCTCATTCTGCGCTTGATACGGCGCAAGAAAGTTTCTACCCTGACAAAGGCAGAGGAACCTGAAATCCTCTGCCCGAACTGCGGCCACCTGAGTAGTAAACACAGCGACTCCGGTCAGCATGGACACGAGTGTTCTGTGCATGTCACCAAGGAATCCCTCGACAATAACGGATTCATTCGGCTTCGCACCTCCTACTGTATGTGCGATCTTGGGCAGGACGAAATTAGGGAGAACCTCCGGCGCGGAATCACCTGGGAGAACCGAGACCAGCGGCTCGGACCTGTGAGTGACAGTCCCGGTAGTGGAGTACCCCCCAAACCTCCATCGCCGCCCCCGACACCTACATCAATGACAAGGACGGTTCCTCACTTTTAATGCCTGAAGAGGTCAAGCCAAAACTACTTCGATATAGTCACAGCAAACTCAAGAACCAGGCCACCTGCCCCGCCCGCAACTACTTCAGCACTCTCGCCTACGAGGGGAAGATCGAAACTGATCCAGCCTACGCCATGGTATTCGGGAGTGCGGCTCATAAGGGCATCGAGGAGCGGCTGTTGCATGGCAAAGACGCCGAGAAAGAAGCCTACTTCTACGTTCAGGAGGAACTGATTGACAAGTTCCCTGGGAACAAACTCAGAGCGGAAACGATTGAGAAGAAGTGGGACCTCGTCAAGAAGTGCTTAGCCAACTTCGAGGAACGGTACTACCGGGACATTATGACCCAGTTCTCCGTGGATGGGGCGGATATCGCCTCCAGCGTCGAACTGAAACTAGAGGTGCCCTTTCGACAGGGCATCCTCACGGGCGTCGTAGACCTCATCATGCCGAACGGGGTATTCATCGACTGGAAGACGGGAAGTCGTGTTCCATCAGATGACACCCTAATTAGGGACCCGCAAGCAGGAATCTACTACTACCTCGCCAAACAACTAAATATGCGCCCCCCGACCACGTTCGAGTACGTGTACCTAGTCGGGAAGAACGTGGCTCGGAAGCGGAATGACGAAGGTCAAGACATAGCAGACCGCGCTAATCCGAAGCATCTCTACTCCTTCCAAGTGCGTCAGGATGACGCCAAGATCACGCGGCTGATGGCCGAGTACGTGAACCCCCTAGCCGAGCAGTTAGAGCGGGGAGTGCTCTATAAGAACCCCTCGGATACGAACTGTGCAGGGTGCCAGTTCAAGACCGCCTGTTGGCAGACTGAACTCCCGAGTGCTAAAGAAGCCCGCGAGGCACTCGTTCTTGACATTATCTCGGGCATCACGGAAGAAGAGGAATAGGACAGAATGGACACTCTGAAAGAAATCAACGACCTGCTCGATCAAGTGCGGTCGAAAACCGCTCCTAAGACCCAGACCACGGAGAAAACCGAGAACCAGAAGCGCATGGATTCCACCATGGGCTACCTGGCCCTGGTGCTGAAGACGGCGGTTGTCGCCAAGCAGGTCGGCGGTGAGGCCGAGAAGCGCCTCTATGAAGATGAGTCGCTGAATATGCTGGCGCGCGGCCTGGTAGAATTGGGATTCCTGCTTAATAACAAGGAGGGTGCCCGACAGATGGTCGAGTGCATCCTGAAGGCCGCCGATGGTAGTTCGTCGTAAGTCGTCGTTCAAGACGAAAGCCCCCCAATGCTACCAGGTCGGTAGGGTATCTCGGTACACGTCACTCGATCAAGGTGATGGCTATATCGAGGGAGTGGTTCGAACGGAGCACGGCTTCGTGAAGGTCTACTCCCAAGAGGAGCATAGTTCGTACGAGTTCATCTGGCAGGGTCGCGCCCACCACCTCTATGAGGATGTAGAGCGCAGCCGCAGGGGGTTGACTCTCGTCGCGAACCGCTTCGCCAAGGCCATCGTGAATGGGGAACGGCTGTGAAGAAAGTCTATGTAGCCGGACCTTATACGAAGGGTGACCCCTGCATAAACACGCATTAACATGATCCTGGTAGCAAACAAGATCATGGACGCAGGGCACGTTCCGTTCGTCCCGCTCCTTTCGAACTTCTGGCATACGATTACCCCGCGTCCGTATGAAGACTGGATGAAGATCGACTTCGCGTTCATCCCGGATTGTGACGCGCTGTATCGCATGAAGGGTGACTCCTCTGGCGCAGACCGTGAGGTCGCTCTGGCAGAGAGTCTCGGTATCCCGGTCTATTACGACTTGGATATACTGCTGAAAAGCCTTGAAGAGTAGGAGCGAGAGTGATTTGGGGACTCTGCTTCATGCAGAGTTCCCCCACTACACGATCATTCCACAATATCCCATCAAGATTGCTCGTACCACCCTGTTCATAGACTACTACATCCCGCAGTTACGGCTGGCCTTCGAAGCCGATGGCAGGCAACACACCGAGTTTGTCAAGCACTTTCACGGTGACCGTCTAGGGTTCGAGGATTCACGCTACCGGGACAATCTCAAAGAACGCTGGTGCCACGAGAATAGCGTCCGTGTGATACGCTTTTCCTACAAGGAGAAAATCACGCCAGAATTATTGAGAAAGAAACTACACCTACTTGGCAACCAAGAAGAAGGCGAAGGCGGCTGACCTCCAAGGACTGTCAGAACGTGACGCCAAGATTGCTCTGCTCAAGAGCAAGTACCCCAATATCACCAAACTCCGCAAGCCCATCAAACCTGTCCCGGTAGAGGATTGCCTCCCGACTCCCTCGATCTCGCTGAACCTAATCACGAACGAGGGCGGCTTGCGCCCCGGTGCCTGTGTCGAGTACTACGGTCTCGAAGGCACGATGAAGACGTGGATGGCACTCGAAATGTGCCGCGAATCCCAACAGAAATACCCTGACCTGTCCGTCGCCTACTTTGACCCGGAACACGCGGTAGATAAGTACATAGCGCAGTCAAAGATCGGCGTAGATATGGGCTACCTCCCTGGCGGTTTTCCGAAGTTCGACTACTTCCCTGAGGATGACGAGGTTGAACCGACGCTGGAAGACTACCTGAATCGCATTTACGACTACGCCGCAAGCGGTCTGTACAGTCTGATTGTGCTTGACTCGGTAGCCGCTTCCATGTCGCTCTGGGAATCCGAGCAGACTGATATCACCAACGCGAAATGGGGCGGTCCATCTATCCCCATGAGCAAGGCCATGAAACGCATCAAGGCGGTGGCCGCGAAGACGGGCACCCGCATCTGGTACGTCAACCAACTGCGTACTACTACGGTGTCAACCCCCTCTGGCAATATCGCCAAGGACGAGCCTGGAGGTGGCAAGGCCATCCGATACGCCGCTACCCACCGCTACAAGGTCGGCTGGGCCAAGAAGGATGCCGATTACGCGATGCTCCGTTTCACGGCAGAGAAGAACAAGTACGGTCCACCGTGGCAGACCGTTGAAGTCCCGGTAGTAATGGGACAGGGAATCGACAAAGAAGCCGACCTGATTCAGACGGCTGAACGCTTCGGTCTCATCCGCAAGAGCGGAAATTGGTTCTACACGCTGGATGGGGAGGCGATTGGGAATGGCCTGCGACAAGCGGCTGAGAACCTTCGCAAGAAGCCTGAGGAGTACACGGCGCTCTACGCCGCCGTCCTCGATAAAGGCTTACCGAAAGAGGACCTGGACACGCCGCTGATCGACCAACCTGAACCGCACGAGGAAGACGATGCCGGACTACCTGGACAAGAATAGCGACGAGTTCGGCACTCCAGACTACATCTTCGGACCCTTGGATAGGGAGTTTCACTTTGTCCGTGATGTGGCGGCCAGCGACCGCAACCATAAGGTCAGCCGCTACTTCACGAAAGAGGACAATGCACTCGAACAGGATTGGGGAGACCCGGGGGACACCGTCTGGTGTAACCCGCCCTACTCCCGGGGTAACGTCGAAGCCTTTGCGCGTAAGGCAGACGCGGAGAGCACTCGGGGGGTTACCACCGTCATGTTGGTCCCGGCTCGCGTTGAGCAGCCGTGGTTCCATGACCTGGTACTAAGCAACCCTCATAACGAAGTCCGATTCATCAAAGGCCGCGTTAAATACAACGGCGGCAAAACATCAGCACGATTCCCCTCGATGCTGGTGATATTCCGACCCTGGGACGGCTTCGTTCCATGGTCGTCACTTAGATAGAGAGACCTTGGAATACACTCCCGGATTCGTCCTTGCGGTCATCGCTAATGACGAACTTATTAGCAGTTTCCTCGAAAGCACGACGGGCGTCTTGACCCCGTCACACTATGATAACGCCCCGAAGCAGGTCGTGGAGTTCCTTCAGCAAGAGGGCCACACACTCTGGAACACGGGGAACCGCACGACGAACGTCCCGAGCCGGGGCGGGATGCGTGAGAATCTGATCATCTGGAGGGCGGATATCGCTCAGGCCAGGAAGACATTGTCTCTCGAAGAGGACATGGCGTTGATGCAGCGCGCCAGCCGTAAGGCGGGCCGTCCTAGTAGTAAACTAACGGAAGTGAGTGAGAGGGCTCTCGCTAAAGTGTGTGCCTTCTTGAACGACGATGGCTCCGCTGACTGACTACTATCGCGTCCATAAGGACGGGGGGCTGGAGTTTACACAGGCCTACTTCGATCTCTCCCTACGGGATAAGAAACGGGTGGCCTTGCGTATGGAGTTAGAGGGCCTCTTAGAGAGCCCTCGGACTCTGCACCGACTCGGCAACGCCCTCATGCAACACAGCACCCCTCTCGCCAAGGAAGATTGGCCGTGTTGGGGGGTCAGGAACCTATCCAAGAAAGCACGAGAGGCGGACAATGACGAGTTACCGTCTATCATCCGGGCCATCATTATGGACTACCCGGACGGGAACGTGTCCCTAGAATACCTAGCGACACTCTTTGAAATCACGGAGGATGACCTCAATGCCGAAGACGGCGGCGAGTGAACGCTACAGGATAGCGTATCTAGACATCGAGACCGCCCCTAATCTGGGCTACGTTTGGCAGATGTACGAGCAGAACGTCATCGCGTTCGAACACGAGTGGTACATCCTCTCGTTCAGCGTGAAGTGGGAGGGTAGCCCGAAGGTCGAGACCTACTGCTTACCGGACTATAAGGGTTACTACTCGGTCAACCCGGACGACGATTTCATGCTTGTGAAAGAACTGCATCGAGTCCTGGACGAGGCTGACTTGGTGGTCTGGCACAATGGTGATAAGTTCGATAAGCGCAAGATCAATGCGCGGTTCATCTATCACGGTATGTCCCCGCCCTCCCCGTACGGCTCCTACGATACGCTGAAGCAAGCCCGTAAGGTCGCGGCGTTCAACTCGAACAAGTTGAACGACCTGGCTCAGCACTTTGGGTTGGGCAAGAAGGCCAAGCATAACGGCGTGGAGACCTGGCTCGGATGTCTGAAGGGTGACCCGGTAGCATGGAAAACCATGGCCCGCTACAATGCCAAGGACGTGGTGCTCCTGGAGAAGGTCTACAAGCGTCTGCGCCCCTGGGGACCGCACCCGGACGTGACTTACAAACAGGTCACCAAGAAGCCCAAGTGCCCCGCCTGTGGCTCTACAAAGGTCGAGAAACGCGGCTGGCGGCCTGCGCTGACCTATCGCTCTCGGTCATACCATTGTCTCTCCTGCGGCAAGTACAGCCAGGGAGAACGGGAGAAGATACCCGGGGCCCAGAGGTTGCGCTAATGGGTACTTATGACCCCGATATGACGCAGTACAGGGGTCCTGCGATCCTTCCAGACCAGACTATTTGGAATTGGTACACCCGCTCGCAACCCCACAATGTTCACTTCTGCCTCTGTGGGAAGCGGCTGGCATGGTGCGCTTGCGATAGGTGCAAGGCGGACCCGGACTACCCCTTCTGCCACACCCCCATCCAATGGGATTTCTGCCATTGTTCGATCACCATGACGCGCGAACTGGAGGGGATAGTGGAGGAAGCATTGACAGGTACTACCTAGTATGGTAGTATTAAGCAGTATCGTCTGTGAATGGCTTCTAGAGGGTACATCCTGTCCCGTACTGTTAGCGCCTTGGGTACGGCGGTCGTAGGCAGGCATTTACAAGGCGCTTCATGGGGCCTCATAGATCGCCCGGTATCCTGGTGCCTCCCCGCTAGCGCGGACGGTGCCTAACAGCCGGAGACTCCGGGGGCAGTACCCGGAAGGCTCCACCAATTTAACTGTCACGTTATTCTGTAGAAGAACGTGACATTCTAGGAGAAAAGCAAATGGATTTGCTCATTCGCCTCTTGCAGGCCTGCGGTCTGCTGAAGAAGGCTGAAGATAAGATCGCGTCCCTTAAGCAGGATGCGAATGATGCGCTCAAACTTGCTCAGGAGAAGGCCGCCGAGGTTCGTGCCGTTGCCGCTGAGCATGAGAAAGCCGCCGAAGCCACCATCGAACACCTGTCGGAGATGATCCGCCGCGAAGTGGTGCGCCTGCACAACGTCCAATCCATCGCGGAAGGCGTTGCCGAGATTGAAGAACTGTTCGCTCCCAAACCGACCACGGCTCCCCCGGCACCGGAAACGGAGGCCAAATAGTGTCGTGGAATCTTGACGAGGAGCACCTTGTCGGAGGGGTGGTTTCGAAGATGGAACTCTCTGATGACAAGACCGTTCTGCGACTCACCTTGACCAACTCCAACACCAAGAAGACTGGCCTGGTAGACTTAATCACCGAAGGGGACTGTTGTTCCCATTCGTGGATTGAGCATCTGCAGGGAGTGAAGCAACTCTTGGGTGAGCCGATCATCGGTATCGAGGAGGTGGGTATGCCCGATCCGAGTCCCGAGGAAGAGGAAGGCCATGAGTGCCTGCAGGTCTATGGAACACGTCTGCTTTCGCCGCGAGGTGCTTTGCTCATTGACTTCCGTAACTCTAGCAACGGCTACTACGGCGGTTGGATTTATAGCGTAGACGGTGGCTCTACCTACGGTCGAAACTTTAAGTACGGTCGAAACTTTAAGACGGTCACGGAGGATTTCTAAATGGAATCCTCCGTCCCCCGCATAGATATCGAGACCTTCGCGGGTATCGTCGCAGACTTCAATAAGACCTTCAACGCACAGCCGGATTTCGGCTTTCGCTTGCGCCTCACCAACGAGGAACTCGGGGAGATGTGCAAGGCCGAAGGCAAGGGTGACCGGGTAGAAGAGGAACGCGAATGGGCGGACCTTCTCTTCGTGGTCATCGGGCACGGCTTAGCCATGGGCTATGACGTGGAGGCGGCTATGGCCTACGTCGGGCAGAAGAACTTCAAGAAGATTCAAAATGCGGCCAATATGAAAGTTGGCCCCTCCGGTAAAGTACTCAAACCGGAAGATCAGGAGCACGTATGAGGCGCTGGTTTGCCTTCAGTCTTGACTCTGACCCTGACCAATGCGAGATTACATTCTCGTTCACGACGCCAAACGGCGTATCGGCAGGTGGCGCGTTGACGCTGACTGCCGTACCTGCTGAGGCACTCGCCATTCTTACCGAGGAGGTATCCAATGCTTAAGAACATCATCGAGGAACGCGGTTGGTTGCAACTCTGCGCTCTTACCGCCTTCTCTGTAGGGTTTGGCGTTTGGGTGGCGATGGCTGTGAAATGGCTGTTCTAAGGGCCTGCGGAGTAACCGACCACTACCAGGTCCCTGAACATGAGCAAACCGCCGCCTGCGAAGGCGGCTGGTGTAAATACTGCTGTGGCAACGGTGGGCCGAGCGTCTACTTCTGTGACTTCTGCCTGCTCCCGAACTGTGGCTTCGGGGAGTGTATTAGGAAGAGGAAGAGAGAGGGGCAGAAATGAATTTCCTTCAGCGGCTGTTCCACCGTCATACCTGGAAGTTGGTCTCGGTCACTTGCTACCAGGTCATATCCGTATCAATCGAGGAGTGTATTGAGTGTGGTCGTCAACGAGAGACCGCCGTACTCATGGACTAAATGGCCACCAAACGTATCCCCAAGTGGACCCCTGTCATCGTCGTGTGGGAAGATGCGGTCACCGTATATGACCCCTCCCATAGTGACGAAGACCACCCCACGGCCATTCGCCGCACCATCGGGTTCTTGATAGCCAAGAACAAGAAGGGTGTCTCGGTAGCGATGGAAGACGACCGTGGGGCAGACGCCTACGAGGCCGACTGCCAGACGGTCACCTCGATCCCATCTAAGATGATCAAGCAGATCATTCGTCTAGGAGAGTACCGTGAGTCCTGAACTCGACGCTGCACTTGTGCGTGACTTCCCGAATTGGTTTCAACAGCGATCCCTGTCAATGCGTGAGTCCTGCATGGGTAGGGGCTTCGAGTGTGGGGACGGATGGGAGATGCTCATTCGTGAACTCGCAACCGTCATGGAACCGCTGGCCATTCGGTATGGCATCCAATGCTCTCAGGTCAAAGAGAAGTTCGGACTGCTTCGCATCTACTTCGACTATGACTACGAGAACCCACCCCCGAACGAGGTTCTCGAACGTGTTTGGGAGCGGTTGGCCGACAACGAGTCCAGGTCCGCATCGGTGTGCGAACGGTGTGGCAGTACGAATGACGTTACGACCGAGGCCCGCCAGGGCTATTGGATTGTGACAGAGTGTGCAACCTGCCGAGCGACCACTCACTAGCCTAGTGCATAGAACCTTTCTTGGTAGTACAATAGGATGAGGGTGTGCATCCTAAAACCAAGGAAGGTTATTCTTGCAGAGTAAATACTTCGCGGCTATCATCGCCGCTCTGCTGGCGGTGTTCGCTGGCTTCGGGATTATCTCCTCGACGCCCGACACCGTGACCGTTACTACCGCGCCAAGCGCGTACCCGGAGGTTTCACCATCAGCATCTCCATCAAACCCCTCTCCGGTACCGAGCGCATCCGTGGCTCCCGTGCCACTTACCTCTCCGTCCGTTGTCCCCACGGTGACTTCTACACCGTTAACGGCAACATCGTCACCCTCCCCGACTGTTGCGCCGACGAGTACACCCACCCCTGGAACTATTCCGAGGCACGTCCTGACGGCGGACTATTGGCTGACGATAGACCCGAATAAGGCGGCCCCATACCTCACGTTCGAGTACCCGTCTTCAGCGAACTACCAGGTCACGCACGACGCGGGCATCAAGACCGTGGCGTATATGAATCCGCTCATGCCGGATAAGACCAACACCCAGGTCGCCCAGGAATACCCGCTCATCACCGGGGCTTACGCTTCGGCCCAGGCTAAGGACTGTAGTGGCAACGTCATCCTGACGTACAACCAGACCGGGTTCCTGACGAATGTATATGACTACCAGGTCACCGTTCCCTACGTTCAGGCTACCGTCACCAACATGGAAAGCAAAGCCCCGGATGTTCTGTTCTTCGACAACGCTAATGATATGTATGGGACCACGGCCCATCCGTGCAACTACACCGCCGCGTCCTGGACGACGGCGCTGGATAAGGTCCTGGATTCCCTTCCGGCTCAGCACGTTTGGCTGAACACCTTGGCCGTTGGCCCGGTAGCAAACCAGGTCGCAGGATTGAACAGCACCAACGTGGATGGTGGGGAGTATGAGCATTGTTTCACGGACAATGCCTGGGTGAACGCGGAGAACGCGGCCCTGCAGGCCCATGCGATCCATAAAGGCTTTTGGTGCTACGCGAACAGCGCCAATTCATCGAAGGCTGCGGACACCGTTCTGCAGGAACGGCTGTTCAACTATGCCTCGTTCCTACTGACCTATAATCCCTCGACAGATATCTTCCAAGAGTGGTACGCCACCTCAAGTGGCTTCAAGGTCATGCCCGAAACGGGGTTTGTCGCCCTCTCCCCGGCCTACGGTATCTCGACCGTGAGTGCCGCGCAGTACACCGGAGGCGTGTACGAGCGTTCCTATAATGAGTGCTACTACCAAGGACAGTCGCTAGGACCGTGTAAGATTGTGGTAAACCCAGGAAGCGCAAGCACCCCGGTCCCGTATATCACAGGCTTCACCCATAGTATGGTCTTACATGGAAGCAGTATCCTCGATGGCGGGAGTGTGACGTTCGATGGTACGGCCTCGCAGACGCTGGCCCCCTTGACTGCCGAAATACTTATTCACTAGCCCCTTGACAGAAGGGGGCGCAGGCACTACCATAATAGGTAAGCCCACCCCCTTTCTAATAAGGAGTTTTAGTGTATGGGGTTTCTTAAATTCGCGCTGATGCTTATTGGCGTTGTTATTGCCCTCGGTGGATTTGCGATGGCCCTCCGCCATGCGACCACCACGACCCCCGGAGATCGGTACACCGAAGACAAGACTGAGTTCGACCTGACGAAGGTCAACGTCGTCCCGGCAATTCTCGGTGTCATCCTGTGCATCGGATGCTTCGTCTTCCAGGGTTCGTTCGGCATCGTCCCCTCAGGTTCGGTTGGCGTCGTCCTGCGTAACAGCGCGACGACGGGCAAGGTGCTCCTGCCGGGGTTGTACTCGGTGACACCGTTCTTCGAGAAAGTCGAACTGCTCAATACGCAGACGGAGGCCTACCCGGTCAACAACGCATCGGCAGCATCCCACGACCTGCAGGAAGTCAGCACGAATATCGTCCTCAACTTCCATCCTGACGCTACTCATGCGGTGGATATCTGGAACGACCTGCGGAACGATTATACGGATCGCATCGTCGCCCCGGCTGTCCAAGAAGCGATGAAGGCGGCTACGGCGAATTACACCGCCGAGCAACTTATCACCGAACGCTACAAGGCGCAGGAGGATTTCCGTAAGGACCTGACCTCGCGCATGAATCAGTTCCATCTGATTATTGACGCGATCAGCATGACGGATTTCCGCTTCTCGGATCAGTTCAACCAAGCCATCGAGGCGAAGGTGACGCAAGAGCAATCCGCTCTACAGGCCAAAGCCAAGTTGGAGCAGGTGAAATACGAAGCCGAGCAGACGCGCACCAAAGCGGACGCGGAAGCCTATGCGAACCGCGTGAAGCAACAGTCCCTGACTCCCGAACTTGTGCAGTACGAAGCCATCCAGCAATGGGACGGACATCTACCGCAGTACACCGGAGGCCAGATTCCCTTCATCAACGTCGCACCCGCCAAGACCTAAAAGGAGCACAGGGCCATGGAAACCGAAACGCTGTCAGTCGTAGAGAGCCAAGGTCCGAAGCAGGCCATCCTGACCGGGAAGAAGCAGTTCTTCCTGGTCTGGAGCCCGCAGGGTCCGACACCTCCGAAGAACGTCTATGGTACGCACGGCCACGCGCTCAAGATAGCGGCGACCATGCACAGCAAATACCCTGACCAAGATTTCTTCGTCTGCAAGGCCAAGACCGTATTCCGGGGAGGCGCAGAGAAGTACATGAACCTGGCAAAACTGCCTAAGAACAACGGCAAGAAGAAAGTTACTACCAGGTCAACAGACCTAACGCTTGCATAACAGCAAGGGTTAGGGGGCCCCATGAAAAGTGGGGCCCCTTTCATAGGAGTGAGTCATCCATGGGAAAAGTAGAAGTTATCAAAAACTGCACTGAGTTCGTTACCCGGGAACGCAACGCGCAGGATTCATGGGACCGGGGCGATACAAGTACGGACTGGACGATTCACGGGATTAAATCATCGAGAGCATCCTACGATCTGATCGTCCCGTTCGACGTAAAGTTCGGTAAGCGATACCACCTGTTGTATGCTATCTACAGCACGGGCGATTCGTTCGGTCACAACGAACGGGCCTGCTTCGAGGCCATTGGGGTGTACGAGGATACGGCTGAGAGTCTGGCGATGGCGTTCGAGAATAAGCGGCGGATTGAAGGTCACTACTACGTCTATGGACGGAGTGCTCAATTCCTGCCAGACCCTCCCTCAGTAGAGGACTACCCAGAGCAGTTCTCCATAACCTTGCTCAATTCAAAAGGGGAGGAGTTCAAGATGCACGTTCCCTGGTGCGGGTACTTCGAAAGCCTGGAAGAATTGGAAATAAAAGAGGTAGTATGTCAGTAACCAAGGACGATCCCGACATTCGCTGGAGAAGGTCCGAAATGGACCTTCTTGTCTTCGCACTTTTGGATAATCAGATGCGGATGATCATCGGCATGAACACACCCCCGGATGGGAGTGATCCGAGCCCCGAGCAACAGGAGCAGATCAATATGGCCATAGTTACGCTCCAGCGTATCAAGGCCACGGTCGAAGGCGGCGGAGTTGTCGAGGATCAGGTGGACCCGGTGGATGTCGCTATTCGTGCTACCAGGTCAGGGCCACCCCCACCGCAGAAGAGTGAGATTGACAGTATCCTGGCGGCAGTCGCGGCTGAGATAAAGGAAACGCTGACCACCGAGGACGGGGCCCGGATCATCGTAGATAGCGGCCGAGGTGGGTGCTACTATGCGCCTACGGTCACGGGCAAGGTGCTTCGCTTCAAGGCGACCCGCATCGTGTCACCGAGCGAAATCTATGGCCTTGAATTAGATGCGTCGGGGAACGTGGACAACTTCGAGGAAGTGCTGCTGCCGGATGAACTCTTCTTCGATTATGCGAACGCCTGCGAGCGGGCCGAAGACATGGCGAAATGGCGAGCAAGTGTGCTCAAGCCAGGAGATGAGGGATATGCAGACTAAGGGATATGCAGACTAACGACGTATGCGACGTATGCAAGGCTGAGCCCATCAAGGGTGTAGCCTGTTCCCCATTAGGGCCAATCTCTCTGGGTTATGGACAGAAGTGTCTGGAGGCCAAGGCTGAGCCGCTATGGCTCATCCAGGCCGCACTAGACTGTGACTCAGAAGAGGAACTCAAAACAGTCTTGGTGGAGGGACTCAAGCGCATCCCGCTTTGGTGGGTGACGAGTCTGAAAGTCTATGACCGTGGAGTGTACCAGCCGATCATGGAGTGGGCAGCGCGCCGTGACTTGGATTTGTAAACTCTTCGGGCACAAATGGCGCGATGGGCATTATGTATCGTCCTGGGACGGAGACCCTCATGCGGGAGGATTTGAGCCCACAGAGGGCAGTCCATGCGAACGTAAGAACTGCCCTGCGATCTACAACAAAACGAGGTGGACGTGATAATCCCAGTCAAACTCGTTGTCCGGGTAGTCAGCAACGTCGTGGACGGAGTTACCTGGGCGATAGGGTATCGCCTACTCGAAACGGTATGGGAATGGATACGGAAGCGGATATGGAGAAGGGGCCCCTAAGAGGGGGCCCCTTCGTCGTGTACGCGATTCTCCCAGAACTTCTCAATGACTGCAAACAGGTCATCTCGAATGAAGGCTTCGTGGATTCCGTGCTTGCGCTTCGCGGACTCTAGCATCCTCTGGAAGAGACCACCTTTGTCGTCGGCTTCGATGAGGGTGCTACAGGCAGGGCAGGCGCTCCAGAGCGGGTCATACGTTGTGGTGACCCCATACGCCTTGAGGATGAACTCCTTGGTTATGAAGACTGTGAACGGCCCCTCCGGTGAAAGGCAGAAGTCACAGACCTTCTTGTCCTCAGGGACTACCGTGTCATAATGGCCAGGGCTCACCTCAACGATCTCAGCGTTGGGGTTGAGCATCTTGGCCGCTTTTTCTAATTGGTCTCTTTCCACTACTGTCTGTCCCCTTTCACGGATTCTATCCTCACAAGCATTGCTCCAATTCGCCAATAGCGAAGAAGCGTTTGGCGCACTCGTCGCATGTTTCGAGTAGACCGGCGCAGCCGCACTGCTCGTTCTGCGCCTTCAGGTAGTCGATGCGGCACTTGATGAACACGACCGAAACGACATCGGCGTTCGCAATCTCGTCGTCGCTCGGCTCACGCAACGCTATCGCCGACGGCTGGAATGGGTGACACGCCTCGGCGGGATCGTGAGGGTCGTGGATGCACGTATGCACGATTGCACTCTCCGTCCGATTGCAGGCCGTGCCATTAATCGGTTCGATAAAGCCACATAATGAGGTTTCTGCGTTATTCACAACGGGTTTTCTCCTGTGGCGATGCGTAACCGATTGAACTCCGCTTCGCTTACAAGCACCATGCCCTCGCGCTCCCGCCGCAGGCGTTCATTCTCGTCCTCAAGCGCACGAATCTTATCGCCGTACCCGATGAGCCTAGCGGCAATTCTATCGGCCATGTGCGCCTGCTCATAGATATGTTTTGAAACCTTCGGCGCAGGCAACGTCGCTTTGGTCTGATTCGCACAGAAGCAAGACTGACCGGGGAGTATGGGTCCTCCTGCGAAGCCGCAATAATCGCTGTGTTCGGGACCTTCTGTATCTTCTGTCTTCATGCGTTTCTCCTCCAGATCGTAAGATGGTCATGCAACCCTAGCCATTGAGGAATCTCTTCCCCATCAACGTGGTTCCAGTCGCGGTTGAGGGCGTCAAAGAAGGCGGCATCCCCGGTGCATCCGTCCCATTCACCCACAAAGATGACGGTGTCCCCCCTGTAAGCCTTGAGTGTATCAGATGCCATGGAGTCTGCATAGGGAGGCCACACCAGCAACAACGCTCGCTGCTCTGAGGACTTGGCCTGGTAGTCAAAGTCCTTGACGTTGTAGACAGGGACCCATGACCGAAAGTCCTGTTCGAACCCCAGGCTGTTGGTGTTATCGGGATTCCAGTAGTAGTTGGTTCGGGTTTCGACCGGGCGGATATCCAGGGGTATAATGTCGCTCCCCCATTGACGTAGGACATACGCCCAATAGCCGTTCCCGGCTCCTACCTCTACGATGCCGTGTGGTGACCATTCCAGAACCTTGGAGATGGCTTGTGCAGTCGGTATGGCAAAGCCGTACAGATTTCGGTAGTAGTCACGGATGCGGAATGACGCCAGGTCCCGGGCTTCTAGTTCGAGTGAGGACTCGATGCGGAGGCGATGCCTTACCGCACGGGCGCTGTCCAGGTAGTCCTTTGCGATCCGGTCCACGTTATCCACGAGCCATTTATGGGCGTCCGGTTCGCGATCATCCACAGCGGGTAAAATGCCAAGAGAACCCGGGACAATAAGTCCCGGGTTCATAAAGACTCCGCTGACAGGATTGGACGCGTCCAGAGTGGCCCCCAGGACGCTACTCAGTACCATCCTCTTCTCCCTCTTCTTCGTGGCCGTCTTCGCCCATGCTCATCGCACTCATGGAGATGGCCGAATCTCCGGTGAGCGCACGGACGATCTGTCGCGTGGCCTCGGTGGTCATCATCATAAGGTCAGCGATACCTGCGTGGGCCGCGTACAGTTCGGGCTCCTTGTGCCCCTCCGGGGAACACTGCATCCGAATCAGAAGCAGATGGTCGCCGGATTCGCCACAGTCATCAATGATGACGCGCAGGAGTCCAGAGGCGCTACCGTTGGATCGTTTGATCCACTCCTCAACCTGCGCCCGCAGGCTGTCGCGTTCGGCAGCCTTCGCATCTCCGCTGAGAAGTTCTTCGAGTTCTGAGGCCATTACTTGGAGGTCTCCTTACAGGCGGTGACGAGGTCGCTGACGGCGCGGCTGAGCGCCAGACGGCGGCCCATATTGGGGTCGTATTCGAGGCCATGGGACTTGGCATCCTGCGGGTTGTACTTCGAGAAGCCGAAGCCATAGACCCACAGGGTCTCGCCCTTAGGCAGGCGTCCCTTGGCACCTTTGCGAACGCGTCGGGCCTTGACCTGACAGCACAGGAAGTTCCCGCGCTCAACAAAGAAGACGCTATCGCTAAGGATAACAGGAAGACCCGCCGATTGCAGGTCTTGGTTAATCTTGAGTAAGGCCTTCTCTAAACTAAAGGCCTTTTGCTTGCCGTTCTGCTGGCGTGTATACAATTCATTTCTCCCTTCGAGGGTGTTGTGTGTTAATACTACCATGTTTGGTCGGGGTGATCAAGGTGGACTTAAAGAGCATACTGGAGTAGATGCCGCTCTTGAGCGTCTGCAGCAGTAGGTCCTTGGTCGCGTAAGCGATGCCGAAGAAGGCCGCGTTCTTATCGCGGTCATCTCCATAAGGCCGCCAGGTCGGATCGATGACGACACCCTTCTCATCCACGACCCACGCATGGAGGGTCGGGAAGTAGAAGCCTCTACCGATCTCGCGGCAGGCATATCCTTCCACGTAGGTTAGGTGCGGGTGCTCAACGGCCAGGTTAAAAGCGTTCTTGAAACACTCTTTCTCCTTGCCATACCCGAGCCGAGCCGGAAGAACAAAGGACGGCGTCCACCACCGTCCTTGCTCTTTCAGTTTCGTGAATGGATGTATCTTAGGGTTCCCGAATAACCCGAGCACCTTGTCCAGGTAGTCCATTATGGACTTCTGCGCTTCACTCACGCTCGAAGACTCGGCCTTGACGAGGCTCATCTTCGCGCTGTAACTGCTCAAGCGCCCCCAGCAACCGCTTCTTCAGAAGGTCAACTTCTTGTCCGGTAGCCTCTGCGTGTTGAAGTCTCCCTATGCCAAGCGTAAGTATTTGTAACTCACGCTCGCTGAGATAGACCTGTATCGTCTGAATCATTCTTCGATGGCCTCCATGATATCGTTCACCGGGTCCTGGTCCTGGCTGACGCTGGCGATAGCGGCATCCAGGTCTTCCTCCGGGGCCTCGGGGGACGACGTGATATAGGTGTTACTGATGCGATGACAGAGGGTGAACCACTCCGAGAGGGCCACCCCCGATCTCGCTTCGATCTCTTTCTCGAACGCGCTTCGGGGGGTGATCAAATGCTGGAGCGCAGTCCACACGTTCGTGAACTCTGCTAGTTCCTCATCGGTTAGTTGTGTTGTGATCTCGGTGCTCATTCGCCCTCCTCTTCTTCGCGGGATTCGATATCCCCGATGTCATCTGAGAGGGCTGTCCATTCCGAGTCCATACCCCCTTCGATGAAAGAATTGCATTGTTTACGTGTGGCAAGACCGTCCTTCGGAATCTTCGCACCATACCGCATATTGTCGTACTTGGCGATATCTCTTCGGGCCTCCTCATCGACGAATCGCTTAATGATGACGATATCACGCATGGTCTTTCTCCCATTGGGTATCCTGTATCTCCCACGGACACCCGGACATACGGATAGACTTGGCCTCGCCCCAGGTAAGTACGCGGGCAGGTAGGTACTGCATACCTAGACGGTAGGCTTTGTGTATGCGGTGCCAGCCGTCAATCACGACACGCCCTAACTTCCCGTCCTGGTAGAAAGGAACGGCGATGATGGGTATGCTCAGGTCAGCCTTGGCGATGCGCTCCTCAGAGTCCGGGTTATCCACCCGCCCGATCATCACTAACTCAGGCAGGAGCGGGAAGTCTTCTTCCGGCTCCCGCCCGTCCACGATTCGGATGGCTTCGGTGACGTTCCACCCGTAAGACTTCCCGGTAACAGAGTCCCCCCATTGGTAGAACTCGGCGTCCCCGAACTTCTGTAGGTCTGCGACGATGCCCTCAAGTTGGGAGATGGTGTAGACCTGCCCGTCTATCACCGTTGCGTTCTGCCCCGAGAGGCGAACCTGTTCGATGATGTGATTGAACCCGGCGACCGCCGCCTTCACACGGGGGTCATCCGGGTTCCTGTGCTTAATCCTTCCAGCCATTATGACACCCACGTACAGACCCACCACCGTGGCGTCTTGTCCGGGTAGTGTTTCCCCAGCAGTTTGTTCCATGCAGCGGGGATAACCAGCGGTACGTCCGTCGCCCCGAACAGGTCCGGGTTACTCTTGTCGGCCACCATGGTGATGGACTCAGGGATGGCGGCGATCATCTGCGTAGTCTCGGAAGAATGGGTATTCCCATACGGTATGCCCGAGAGTCCCTTAGCCGAGATGATCTCTTCGAAGGCTTCGCTCGTCTTGACTCCGTAGCAGAGCCAGGTGCTGATCTCAATGCTCATACCCCAATCACCGCCTTAAGCGCGTCCTCAACCACGCTGGTCAACTTGCGTTCATCCATCCGACCATAGACGTTCTGGCAAACCTCTTCGGTGTTGCCGAGAAGCATCGAGACAGCGGCGAACGAATGGCCGTTGTTGACGGCCTTGGTCGCCAGCGTGTGCCGGAACCAATGCGGTTTGAGATGCTTGATCCTGGCCGCCTTCTCGGCATCCACGAAGCGGCGACGAATCGTCCGCACCGACCAGCGGTGACCTGGTAGTACCCAAATGGCGAAGGCCTTCTCACCGTCCGCCGTAAGCGGGACGATACGTTCCTTCTGGCCCTTACCCAGGAACTTGAGATACCCTTTGCCCTTGGATTCATACCGGGACTGCTTGTTGATGCGGTTGAACACCTCACCGATTCGCATCCCCGTCGTCCGCATCAGGACGGCGACAGCCCAGGCCTGTTTATCAATCCGGCGAAGCGTGTCAATGAACTTCTCGGTGTCGCGGTCTGCGATAGTGGTAGGGATGGTGCGTGGCTTCGAGAACTTCTTCAACGTCAGCAGGCTAACCCCGGGCACACCTTTGGCCACAGCCCACTTCGCAAAGGACTTCAACTGACCGAGTACCTTGTTCCGGGTACCGGGGTTGTTATAGCGACCGAGAATAAACTTCTCCACACCCGCATCATTGAAGGCGAACTTCTCATTGAAGAAGATGTAGAGGGTGCTCTCGTAAGACGAGATGCTCTCAGCGGAACAATGATTCCGCTTCATGTATGTCAGGAACTCCCTGACGGTATGCTCTCTGGCTTTGGATATCATTCGGATACCTCTCTTTCTTCGTAGAATCGGTGCCGCCGCTCGTTACAGACTGCACAATGGCAGGCTGTAAACCAAACGGCCACGGGCCCTAAACTGAATCGGGTCTTCTCCTGGAATACCTTGCCCCACACAGCCCCGCTCTGTCCGAAGCCCCACCATCCTTTATGATGGTCCCACGGCATAAGCAGATGTATTTCGATTGCGTGGTCGTAGTCTTTAGGTTGTACGTGTCTTATCAGTCTCATACTAATCCTTTCTACCAGGACTGTCAAGTGTCAGAAAAAGAAAAGGCCCTGTGTCAGAAACACAGGGCCTGTTACGTTACTTCGTGGCTTCGCTCACGATATCCGCGAGTTTTCCCACGTCCACCACCTCCTTGTTGGGAGTGCCTGCGGAACGTGCCCGGACGGCTTTCTTACGGCCTGCGGCCTTCTTCCGTCCCGGGGCTCCTTTCTTATGGATGCCGATCCGCGCCCCGGCAACAACCTTCTTACGGCGACCGTTCACGGGCTTCATAGCGGCTTTCGGTGCAGGAGCCACGGCCTTCGCCGGGGGTTCTGCGCTGACGATCTTTACGAGGCGATCCGCGTCTTCGCGGCTGGTCACGGTAGCGATATGGTCTACCGTGCGAATGGTGACGATCTCGAACTGACCGCCTGCGATGGGCAGGACAACGGTCTTGCCTACGAGATTCGTGTCGTTAACTGTATTCATTGTCTACCTCCTTTTGTTCGGTTGATTGCATCTTAGCACTCTCGTCGTAAGAGTGCAAGAGTGACTTGGTATCCGGGGGCGTCCCTGTGATGATGTAGCGAACGGCGTCCACTACCCCTTCAGCGTAGGCCGCTCGGACTTTGTCGCCTGCTTTTATGTAGTCCGTTAGACGTGATTGCCACATCTCATTGACGGCACTAGCCCGATTGAAGACTTCGTTATAGCCGTCTAACTTGTCGCGCAGGCCAGCGATCTCGGACATGAGGGATTCGCTGACTTCCTTCATCCTGCGCTCGTTCTCAGGGTGCATTTCAATCCTTCCTTTCTGCACCTACATGGTACGGTTTGTCAGGGTGCTCCTCACGGAATGGGCAGAGATAGGGGTGCATAAGGCCTTTGCCTTCTGCCCGCATATCCTCGACCACAGTCTCGGCCTCATCCAGCGCGTAACGCTCCTTGCGCTTGCACATCCAGACGTGAAGCCGCTTCAGGGCGCGACCGTTAAGGGGGCGGCCACAGCGGCACACCATCTCAACCAGGTCCACTTTCTGGAGCACAACAGAACGGTGTCCTAAAGAACGGCGGCACAGGGGGCAATTCCCCTGCACCGCCTCCCCGGGCTTAATTCGCCACACACTAGACTTCATATCGCATCCAGGATGGCATCCATCACTACATCCTCTAGGTCTACATCATCTTTGCGGAAGAGTGTCACACCGCCACTCCGCTTGCGGCAAACATCTCATCCAGAGCACGGCGACCTGCGTCGGCGGGTGGTGGGGAGACTTTCTTCTTGGAGCGACCCTTCTTGAGAGTCCCCTTGATCTTCTCGGTGACGAGTTCCCGCATAGCATCGGCGTAACGATCCGTCGTGGCCTGGTAGTCAAATGAACCCCCAGCGACGGCCATCAGAGCCTGAGCCTGGGCAATATCCTTCGCTGAGATATTGGCGTCGTCCAACACCTTCGGCACCGGACGGACCTGTCCGTAGAAGGGGATGTTCTGAATCACCAGCGCGTCCTCCATGGGGAGGATGAGCGCCAGTTTCTCCTGCTTGCCCCGCAGGGTGTAGCGGCCCACGATGACCTGCTTACTCTTCTTCAGGGCCCCACAGACAGCGGCGTAGGCCATGTTCGCCACCATGTTCTCGGGGACCAGATAGTAGCCACCCTCACCGAACAGGCGATAGGGCTCGGCGTCCTTTGTCGAGATGACGGCCTCTGTGACGAATGCCTCGGCGGTCGGCAGATTGAGTTCCTCCAGGTCGGAGTCCTCGATCTGCACAGCCGTTTCGCCTTCGACGGCGACACGGATGGGAGGGTTGTGCGAAGCGAAGCCCTTGTGGTTATCGCACTTCTCGTTCGAGCAACGGCGCGGCTGTTGCACCGGGGCCTTGCAATCCGGGCATCCGAGATGCAGGCTGTAACTCTCCGTGTTCGAGACCGGGGAGTACAGTTTCACCGGGAACGAAAACAACCCGGTTATGAGCAGGTTGATCTTGGCGACGGTTTTGCCCTCGACCTCTACACGAAGGGCTGATTTCTTTGCTGCGTTAGCCATTATTTTACTACGCCTCCTTTTGCTTGCATGACTTTGTCATAGTAGTGTTTGTGCTTTTCACAGAGAAGCAAAGGGACGCCGTCCGTCGCACAGTACGGGGCGTCCCACGGGTCATCCGTGTCATCTTCTTTTCGTACTGTCATTTGAATCGCTCCAGCGCCTTTTCTGCCGCCTTCACTACATCGTAGCGCAGGGTTTCGGTGTCGAGTTGCGCTCGCGCCACGCAGTACGAAAGCGCCGATACCTCTGCGGTCGTTAGACCTTGTGCTTGTTGTGGTGCTTTTTCGCGCAAAGCCGCTACGATAGCCTCAGCGAGAGATTCCGGCGTCCACTCGTCCGAATCGCACTCGCGCAACTCGTCACGAATAATATCCGCCATAAACGGGGCCAGCCCGAAAAGCGGAACCGCATCTTTCGATTGGGCAGTCGAACCACGACGATATAGGACGGCGTTTAACGCCGCTCTCATGTTCGTTTCGTCCGAGTTGTATTCGGCATGGTCCCGGTACTCATTAAGCGCGAGTTTCACTTCCTCGTCACTTACGGGCGTGTAGGATCGTCCCGGCGTATCTTCCGGCTGTTGCGTGACGTTCACGGCGAACCACTCGGCCAAACCCTCGCGGCTGAAGTCGCCACGGTTAACGAGTAGTCCGTCGAAGCGTTGGATGAAGCGATCCGCAAGTTCATTGCTGTTCATACATGGTCGCCTTTCTTGCAAAGCGGACAAACTTCACCCACAGTACCGACTTGTGCGCCGCACTCGCACGGACGAAAGCCTGTTCTGATTCGCCGCTTGGCTTTGCAGGCACACGATATGCGGCTGTTTGGAAACTTCGTCGAATCAAGACTCATTGTATGTAGCACCCGTTTTCACAGCGCATAGTTACGATTGGCTCAAAACGCTCGGATGGCGTCCAGCGCGGAATCATGGAGCGTACTCGGACCAATGCGTTCCCGCAGGTCGCGCAGCACGGCTTGGGGTCAGCATCCACGGATTTGCTCTGATTCACAGACGCTCGCCTCGCTCCACGACTTCGCGCTTGCGCTTCTCAATCTCGCGCAAATGCTTGGCTGGGTCTTTCGGGTTGGATTCGGCGCGATGATAGATGCACGGGTCGTTAGACCAACAGCACTTATACCAATGCTGCCCGTCAAAATATCCGCGCTGCCTCGGCTCATCTTGTGAGGTTTGCGTGCGCTCAGTCTCCATGTTGCGGACACCCCTCTCGCGGGTTAATGATGGTCACGTCGCAGGTGCAAAGCCGCGCAAGTTCAGCCCGCAGGCGTTCAATCTCTTTACGCTGCTCTTGGTCGTGTTCAAAGACTTCCTTAGCGCGTTTAGCGCCCTCTTCGACCACAGCCCGAAGGCGCTCTATCTCGTCGCAAAGGTTGCCAACGTACATTTCGCAATAAGCGTGGCGGTTATTGCCAAAGAACGGGTCGCGCTTCAGCCAGCGGCGAGCGCCGTCCTCAATGCGGCCCTTTCCGGAAAAAACCTCGTTCGAGTCCGCAAACGTCGCTACTGTCGAAGATTCGGGAGCAACGTACTTGTGCGAACACATTTGATTCGTGTGACCCGCCAAGCAAGGGACGCCGTTATGGCGCTCCGCATTAGGGCCTTGCAGGCAACGACCGTACTCGTTCGTGTACGCGCAACGTAATGTATCTTTGGCGTTATTCACGCTGCACTCTCACTTTTGATAAGCGGCATTTGCCCAACGCATCCGACGCACAGCGGACCCGGCGCTGCCGCCGGCGCTTCCTCGCCGTAGGTCTTGCCCCACTCGCAGCGCGTATGGCCTGCGGCTTTCACCCTCTCTTCGATCGCGATGATGCGGGCTGCGACCGCGGGATAGAAAATCTTGAGCATTTCTAATTCATCCACGTCGGCAAACGCACCGCACAGGCATTCGC